ATGGCTACTATCAAATTAACAATTATTCCTGCAAAGAAGTTAAAAAACGGTTCTCATAAAATTAGAATCGCAATATGTCATAAGCAAGTGACAAGCTACATTGTTACCCGTTTCGTAATAGATTCTGAATCTCAATTTAAAAATGGTCAAGTTGTTAAACGAAATGATGCGGCTATCATTAATACAAAGCTGAGAAATCTTCTTAATTTATATCAGGAAAAACTAGATAATATAAGAAACATAGGTCTATATACAAGTGCTCAACTGAAGAATATGTTAGAAAATTCGTCCAGTGATGAGATTCCTACTTTTGCTGAAATATGTAAACTGTATATTAAAACTTTGTTAGAAAATAACCAAAAAGGATATGCTGGTATCATGGATAGGAGTTTACGTAAATTTACAGAATTTACAAATGGAGATCTTCTTATCACAGATATAAATAAGGATATTATCAGTAATTATGATAAGTTTTTGAGAAAAAAATCATTGTCGAAAGCTTCGATTTCTATAGAATTAAGAAATATAAAAACAATAATCAATCGTGCTATTAAAGAGCATAATGTTATAATACAAGAGCATCCATTTAATTCTATTAAAATATCGGCATCAAGGGTAAGAGATATATGTGTTAGTGTCGAAACTATAAATATGATTAGATTATCGAACCAAACAAGTAAAAAATTAGTTATGGCTCGTGATTTATTTTGCCTATCATTCTATTTGGGCGGGATAAACCTTATAGACTTATTAGATATAGATTTCCGAAATATGAATATAATTTCATATATAAGACAAAAAGCAAAGAATATGACAGATGAACAAGTTGTTACTAGTTTTGATATTCCAGAATGCGCAAAACCAATCATAAAAAGATGGATAAATAATAAAACCGGGAAATTAGATTTCGGATACAAACTGTCATATAATAATTTTAGGAGCTATTTGTCAAAGTGCATACAAAAAATGTGCGAGGAGTTGGGGATAAAGGAAAAGGTTGTTTATTATTCAGCGAGGAAAACATTTGCTCAAATGGCATCTGAATTAGGCGTTCCAGATTCTATTATCGATTATTGTTTGGGACATTCTGATACATCAAGAGGTGTAATACGATATTATACAAAAGTAAGGAAACAGCAAGCTTCATGTGTGATAAATCTTGTTATTGATTATGTAAACAATCCAGACAAATATGACATCTCTAATTTACAATACATCAAGTTAATTAAAGGAGAATAAAATATAGGCTGCCTCAAAATAGAATCTGGGACAGCCTATTATATACAATCAGCTTACAAATGCTATAATGTGCTTTGTGAGAAATCTAAATCATAATGTATGTTACCTTCTTTTTCTTTAAAAAAATTACCAATACAAATAAGTTCAGGAAAATCTGAAGTCCAAAAAGATACAGATTTTGTCGGTTCAGAAGAAAAATCCATTGTTAACAATAAAGATTTAGCCTTTTCTTCGCATAACTTTTTTAGCACTTCGAAACTATCGGTCGTTTTTCCAATGCAAATTTGTTGATTTGAATTATTCATATTACGCTTGTTTTTATATTTGTTGAATGTATTATCTGTTTGTTTTTTCTCTTCCAAAGTTACATCAATTCCTACAATCTCACAGTATTTAAGGAAGTTTTTCAAGTTGACATTCTTCCCACTTTCAATGGCATTGACAGTCCCAAAGTTCATACCCTGTTTCCAGATATTATATTGGGACAGCCCCTTTTCTTCGCGAATCTTACGCACTTGTTTCGATAATTCTTCTATTGTCATACTCCTATTAATTCCTTCTTTATCGCTTCTAAAAATGCGATAGATGTTAATACCGTATTCCTATAATTATAATCACTACCGGCTGCAATCGCATTCTTACGACCGTCTAAAATCAGCGTATCAATGAATAACACCATTTGCCGAACCGTAATATTTCCGATGTCTGCCGAGAATGTCGATAGCGATGTATAATACTTCATAGCCTGTTTTAAAAGGCCCCGTATTTTAGTCTTATCAGGATTTTTACCTGTAATACGCTTAATGCTGATTTTTGCGGAGAGATTCGACCCCGACAATCCGGGCTCTATACGGTAATCCTCTCCGACTTCCTCGATAATGCCGTCGATATACTCGACTTTGGCTATAAAGCCATTGTCTATGTCCGAACAGTATATGAAGTCGACTTCTCCGAACTTGTGCGCCCGGTTATGGTCTACAATGAATAGCGGAAATTCCCTTTTCATTCTTCGTCCTCCTCGTCGTCATCGACTTTAACAAGATGTTCAAGATCTTCGCTTATATACCCTTTATACTCCCTTATGGCTTCCAATTCCGAGTCGCTGAGGTCGTCTATATCCTCTATCTCGATAGTATAATATCTGTCATAATCACCATCGAAGTCTATCTCTCCTGTTCTTCCGTTCTCGTCGTCCTCACTAACGACAGTGCCCACTTCGTCTGCAATATAGGGCTTGCAGAACCTCCCATGCTCGTCCCTGTCTTTCGTAAACAAGAGATCTGACAACATGCTACACACATCTGAGAATGTTTTTTCTCCGACAAATTCAATATGACCGGGGTTAAAGAATCTGCCACCTCGGCAAACATGAAATGATAATACCATTGTTCTTTTTGTTTCCATATATAAGTAATTTTTATTTATAATCATCTGGCCCATACAGGGGTATAACAATCTTCAAGATTTATGTTATTCTCGATCGCCGCACAGGCAAGTATCCATGCTTGCTTACTCGACATGTTGGCAATCTTGAAACTCGGATAGGTGCATTTTTCATCGATAGTCTTTGCAACGTTGGAGGCAAAAACATTCAGGTTTATTATTCGTGATAAAAACTGATAGAACGGGTTGAAATGCAACTCATACGAATTGTTATTATTCCATCTTTCATAGCTAGCAATCTGTTGAAGTCTGTTGGATAATTCCTGAGCTTCTTTGTATTGTTCTGTACCTTTCTGTAACATGACTCTATGTTAATTGGTTACTGTTTGTTTTTGATTACATGGCAAAGATACTCCATTTTATTGTATATACAAAATATTGAAGTATAAATGTTTTGTGATTTATCAATATTTAACAAAACGAATGATGTGGAAAATTTTCCGCAAAAATGATTGATATAGAATTAAACACGAATGCCGGAGCTTCTCACCCCGGCATTTCCCTGTTCATCATTTGCATTTCCGAATATTCCTTTGAAATTTTCGCCTCATTCTCCTATTCAAGAGACCGTTATCGGCAAACCGATTCAAGGTATCCTTCTCTTCCGGCGAAAGCAGGTTATAAACCTCCTTCCTCGACTTGCCGGAACAGATGGCTTGTATGATTTTAGCTATTTCCATGTACTTCCCGAATTAATTTATTTCTGCAACACTCACATAGGAACTTCTTCGACACGGGGAACATCTTCTGCCCGATATATCCCCGAAGGTACTGTTCTTCCTCCCCGTAAGGGTCAATGCCGAACGTCCGGGATATATGCCTGCACAAATGCCCCTTTTCATGGTCCCAAGAGTTTTGGAACTGTTCGGGGCTCGTCGTCATGGCAATTACCATCACCGTCCGTCGATGCTCGAAATTGGAATAGGTAAGTCCTGTATTCAAGTTACCGGACGACAAACTTCTGAAAGCATTTTCCAGATTATTCCCCGTACAACCGATCCTTTCCAGCTCCCGGAGTATGGCGTTTGTCCAGTAGGTGGTAACGGCGTAAAAAACCCTTACGTGCCAGTCGTATTTCGCTATGTAGAAATCCTGAACAATCATGTTTTATAACATATCTTCCCACATGATCGGAGTACCCGAACCTATACAGTCGGCATAGAAACGTGTAAAGGGCAACCCGTCGTAACCGTCAGGGTCGTCGATATAGTCCTTTACAAACAGAGCCAAATGGGTATCGTCGGGAATCGATGATTTCAAATAGTCGGCCTTCCCCATATTGGCGACAAATACATGGTCGTACCCTTTGGCCTTTTCCAACTTCACGCCCGCCTGTGTCAAGATGACCTCCACGTCTTCTTTCGAAAGGGCTTTTATCTCCTCCTTCTTTCCGGTGGCCTTGTTTTCGGCCTTCATTCTGGAAACCGCCCACTCGCACATGTTCTTGGAGAAGTGCCAGCCGTATCGGGAAAGGTACTCAGTCATGCCGGAGGGGAAAATATCATAAATGTCTAATCGTTGGTTCATAACACTGCTTTTTTATGTTTTTGAAAAGAGAGGGGATTTCTCCCCTCCCGATTAATAGAACTCGCCGTTGGCCCGTCTGCGTCTGCGTTCCCCCATTTCGTCATAGTACGAAGGAGGATAACCGGGAGCATAACGGTTGTTCATTCCACTGGAAGAACCTCCGCCATAATTCCCGCCGCCGTAACTGCCGCCATTATTGCCACGGAAGCCCATATCGCCGCCCTGCATTTCCCGCATGGCAGCTTCATAGCCTTTCTTGTAGCCGTGCTCGCAACCTTCCTTGTAGGCCATTTCGAGCTCTCTACCGCCGCGTTCATTGAATCCTTCATATCCACGGCCTTCTTCTAATATTGACCACATTCCCATATTACTTTTTGTTTTTAGAAGTTTCAGAAACACTGAGCTGTTCCATCAGTTTTTTGTTCATGGCCATTAGGTCGGCCATGCTTCTGCTCATTTCGGACATCTGCCCTTTGAGGGTGGCAATCTCCTGCTCCTGCCTTTGCTTCTCCGCAAATTCGGGATTCAAAACTGTCAATATCTTGTCGCACCCGGCAATCACGTTCTCGTGGTAATTACGCCGGTTCAGTTCGTCCAAGCTCTTTTGCCGGATAGCCGACACTTCCGAGTTCATGGCCTCTCTGGAACAAGATATGACGATGTTGCCGTTTTGCCCGAAGTCAGCGATGTCCGCACCTGCCGGCAAGTTCTGGAACGTCGTGTTCTGCCCGTTCACGCAGACCACCACGTCCACCACCATTTCCATCTGGGGTATCTGCCCGATAGGTGTCGGCATGGGGTACTTGGGCTTCGCAGCTGAAACGCTGACGACGGAGCCTATATCCACTAAGGGATTTTCGTCCTTATGAAGGATAAATAACTGGTTGTTTGCTCGAAGATTCTGAAACATAGTTTTTTGATTTAATGGGACTGCCCGAAAAAGGCAGCCCCGGTTAATTATTTGCTTTTGGCAGCGACGTTGGTTGCCGCCGTCGCCGTAGTAGGTCTGTACCCACCGTTGACAAGGTACACTTCGTTGGTGTACTTGTTGTAATGTATTTCATAGATCCCCGTACCGGCGATATTCTCTACCGTCACCGGCTCGTTGTTGTAAGCCAGCAGAGGTCTCGTGTCCCCGTTCGTCCCGATGAGAATGGGAAGCGTTGCGGTCGTTCCGGCGGGTATCGCCTGACGGAGATTGATATAGAATACTCCCACATAGTCCCTGTTACGGAATGCATGGTTTGGAAGTTCCAAAGTCACGTTCTCCGTGCCGACCGTCACCGCCACCGTAGGAAGAGTGTTGTAATTCACTCTGCCCAGCGTCGGGAACGGAAAGGGAAACCCTGTAAAAAAGTTAGGCCACATATATACCTCCTTTCTTACTGGAATTAACCCCAGTAGTTGTTGCAACCGCATCCGTAACCGCTGCGCCCGTATGCGACATCGCCCGCATAAGCTCCATAAGCGGCAGCCCGGTACAAGTCCGTGTTTACAGCCTGAATGTTCGGATATACCACGGGAACGGTATTGGGCAATTTACACTTGATGCCGTCCACATCGCTTTGGAGAGCCTGCAAACCGGCAGCGAGGGGAGCAATCTGTTGCCCTACCGCATTGAGAATGGTCGCATTCTGGTTACGTTGGGAGATTTCAGCCGCCAAAGTAGCCTTCTCTGCCGTCAAAGCGGTGATCTTGTCCTGTAAAGCCTGAGTTTGGATAGAATCCAGCTTCGCCAAAATGGCACGAGTGTTCTCATTGCCGCTGTCCACGAGGGAGTGGGTTTGTTCCGAGGTGGCGATACGGGTTTCATATCCTTGTCTCTCGATTGCATTTTGCGTCTTGCAGCAGCAATCTGCGATTTGGGTAGCCAGCGTACAATTACCCGATTGAATGCTGTTGATGATCTGTTGTGCGGACATGCCCACTTGGTTGCCGACACCCTGAATCAAGCCCTGAATGTTGCACAAGGCGGATTGTAACTGTTGGGTAGAGCAGTTCAAGGACGAGGCGAGTTGGTTGATGGCATTACCGTTCCCTTGAATGGCCGACATCAGGTATTCACGTCCGACATCGCCGTTCAACTCGGCAGGAAGCCCGCCCCGGTTGCCAAAACCTCCGAATCCGTTACCGCCCCAGCAGAACCACAGCAGGATAATCCAAATCCACCACATGCCTCCGCCCCAAGCGTCCTGATTGTTCCTTCCCTGATTGAGAAGGGCCAAGAGTCCGGGATCGACCCCTTTACCACCCATCAGGTTGGGCAATAAAGCCATGATGTCGAACTTGCTTCCGCCACCATTGGGCTCTTGATTGAAAACATACGTTCTTTCCATATAGATATAATTGATGGTTACGGCCAATATCGGCCGCATACAAACGTATGGCTATTGCCGTTGCTATCCTCGGATTTCGGTGGCTATCCTGTTGCTGACCCGTTGATTTGTCGTTGTCAGAATAAAACTTCCCGAACACCGCTGTTTCAGGCTGTTTTTCAATTTGTTCACTCCCTGTCTGGTCATGGAAAGATAAGCGGCGGTGTTCTCCTCGGAGAAGCCGAGCGATACCAACGCACAGATGAGCAGGCAACGTGCGTCGACCGCATTTTTGTTCGCCCCGTTAATCAATTCGCCGTAACACAGCTCACATTCCTCGCAAACGATTTGCAAGACGTGTTCAAAGATTTCATTGGTTTTCATATCTCTTGCTTTTTAAATATTTGTTAAATTATAGATTGTTGACACAATAAAAAACATCACGTTCCTGTTTAAAGGCTGTGAAAGCCTCGTAACATTCCCCGTGATGTTGTCTCTTGTTAGTTTTGGAAGAGCAGCAAGAGATTGAGGCTTTCCTTTATACTCCGAAGCCTCGGAAGGAGTCGTAAATCAAATTATATCAAGAAACCCAGTCCTTTCAATTTTGTTATCCATTTCACGATGTAAGGGACAAGCAGCAAGACAATGCCACCGAGAGCCCACCAGCACCATCGGGGAGTCTTGTACTTTACTACCTCGACGGGGTAGGGTACTTGTATGCTGTCCGTCTTGGATATATACAGCGTATCGATTCTGTCCTTGAACCTGTATATGTACTTGTATTGGAACTCCCGTATCGTGTCTCCCGATTTCTCGATGAAAACACTGTCCCGCATGTATATGGAATCGAGCTGCACCCGATTCATATACACCGTGTCGCTCTTTGTCGTCTCCACCGGAACATACACATGTCTGGTACAACTCGTCGCAGCCAAGCCGGCCAAAAACAACAATAGGAATACGGTATGTCTCATAAGCTCAGTATTTGTTTCCGGTTCTTCGATGACGACACATAAGACACGTGCACCCAACTGTAATTGCTCTCATTCAAAAGCTGGTCGAAGGGAAGGTTATCCCGTATAAGCTCGAACAGCTTCTTGTTCTCCTCCTTGTTCCCTGCCGTTATATCCGCCGCATTACCCCTTATGTGCTGGCTCGTTTTCGCACCACCCACGGCGGCATTGAGTTTGGGACAACGATAGCCCGAATTGACGGTTATCGCCTTTCCGTACATCTCCCGCAAAGGGTCTAAAACATGAGTGACAAGGTTCGACAACTGGGCCGACGCTTCGGTCGTCGGGGTATTGTCTATACCCAGTTTATCGGCCGTCGAGCTCTTTGTGAGTTCTTTCATCGTGAAGTATTTCATATCTCGAAGATTAAGTTTTCCATGTTGTTAATTTTGTCCGGCTCAGATACGAGCAAATCCTCTTCCGGAAATTTTTCTTGAAATTCTTTCCATAACAGATACTCCATTTCCATGTATTCTTCACGGCCTCTTCTTATGCTTTCAGGAGAGACCTCCACGATATGGAAGTTGGTCTGTATGTCGTAGGCATACCTGATACTTATTCCCGGTATTTTCGAGGCAATCGATTGAATCGTCTCGATGACAAAATCCTGTACATTCTTATTCATGTCTTTCTTCTTTTTTTTCGTCAGGCAATCCAAACCTCGATTTGAATCACCAGCCCGCCCAGTATGGTTGCCAGCAAGTCGGCATACGACCAAGCCCCCGGCTTCCTCCACTCGTCGACAGCCTCCTTGATACAGCCCGCTATGGCAGAGAACAGCACACAATATTCCGCCGTCGCACCTATCACGATGGAGAAGAAAGAGGAGATGACACCTCCTGCGATAAAATGCAGCAGCTTGTCGTGGGGAATATTTTCAATCCACTTTACCAATTTGTCATAAATTGTTTTCATCGTTTCCATTTTCTAATCTGTTAAAAAAATCGTGTTTTATCTTTTCGTAAACTTGCTTCACATTGGCATAGGCTCTACCGTTGTTAACTTTGTCAGAATAGACCTCGCTCTCTACCACGTCAGCCACCCATTCACCCCATTTCGGGTTGGTGAACTCGGAGAGCTTCTTACCGTGATAGGTGAAATAGTTAAAGCCGTTTGCCCGCTCGTCTTGAACATTCCACACCCTTGCGTGTATTTTCTTTTTTGTCTGCTCCTTCTTGTCGATGTTGTTCTCCTCTCGGACATCTTTAATAATCCGGCATACCTGCTCGACAGACAAGTCAATAGCGTTGCTTATAACCACTTTCAAGCGCAACAAGGTTTCCTGCCTCAACCCTTCCGATATGTCGGACAACATGTTATTCTGGTCGTTCGTCTTTTCGATAAGCTCTTTCAGGGATTCGCCGTAATCCTCCATACTCTTGGTGATAATCGATTTGAACCACTTGAAGCAGGCCACCATCATCATGGCCGACAACACCAAGAAGAATGCGGCGGTCATCACCAAGAACCCCTGTTCGCTTATCCCTCTGGCTACCTCCGTAGCCTCGTTTATCCCTCCCATATCAATGTTTCTGTTTTTCGATTAACAATCTGGCTTCCTCTTTGCAGGATTCCGCATAGGCGTTATAAGCCTCGAACTCCTCTGCTTTCGTGTCCCTTTGCCGAAGTATCGCCAACTCCTCCGACAAGGTATATTTCCGACGGATCAATCCGTTTACCGTTTCTCCGTAGTCCATTGGTACGGGAGATGTTTCCGTGCCGTTATCCGTCGCTTCCGGTGCTTCCTCGTACTCATAGACTATCGCACCGTTCCGGTAATACATCACGGGTATTTTTCCGGGTATCTCTTCGGGTGATGGGATAGAATCTATTCGTATGAATCCTTCTATCAGGGTTTCGCCATAATAAATATTAGTGACTCTTTCGTCGCATATTTTAACTTGTATCATATCAATTGAATTTTTTATACCTCGGATACAGAAGTTTTCCATTTCCCAAATTCGGGTTAGGTATCTGAATATACCCGAAATCTCCTTTTATCACTCTCCCGACATATTCGTCCATATTTATATCTGCATATACATAAATATTATAGTACAAGCTGTTGAAAGTGAGTTTATAACTATAACCATAAATCGCATTGCCCATCAATGAATCGCTTGGGGAAACATTGACATAAGTATTCATGGTATATCCCGCTTCGTTTTTCTTGGCAAGAGTTCCGTTCTCTATGTTTGACATCTCTATCGTACAAATCTTTTGATGGCTGATAACATAAGCCGCACTTTTGAAATAGACGATAATGTTATATCCTGAACCTTCTATTTTCCCTACAAATGAAATATCGCCGTTGGAACTGTCGATTTTAAACAAATTACTGTACGACAGGAAATAATTGAATCCGTTGTATTCGCATTGTCCGAAATTCTGAATATCTGGAATAGAGGCTCCGGACAATTCTTTCAGATCGAATTCTTTTTCAGTGAGACCGGTTTCAAAATCTATCAGTCGTAGAACGCCATCATTTTTGTAAAAATAAACGAAGTCCTTATATTCGACGAAGTTGCAATTATAGTACGGTTCTGATAAAGTCCATATCTTAGTTCGTGTATCTAAATCCCAGCAGGTGATGGCACTACTGTTAGGTACAATGATTTTACCGTCTTTATAAACGAAGCAAGAGTTTCTAATATATTGATATGAATGTATATTTAACGGGATTTCATCATAAACGGTATCTTCTCCTGTCTGTTCATTCCAACAGGCAAGCCTGCTATCCTTGTTGCAATAAAAGAACAAACCGTTTTTAAAATAATACAGCTGGAAGGTTTTACTCGTATCTTCGAATAATTTCCCGTTTATCCCCTGCGCAGAAATAACATTGTCTTTTATTTCGACGTTTTCTCCACTAATCAATCTGTCTTGTTTCCCTGAAATTTTATCGTCTATGCTCTCCGCCGCTTGGTTCGCTTTATCGGCTGCCTCATTAGCCTTATTTGCAGCAGCCAAAGCAACAGCACCCGCATCGGTAGCCGGCTTTTGCAACTCCTTGATTTGTTCGGGTGTAAAATCCTCGTAGGTGAATGGATCTCCTTTATCTCCCTTATCCCCTTTATCTCCTTTTTCACCGGGCAGGGCAACCATTTCCTCCACCACGGCGGCATCGGTCACTACCACCTGCTCATGAACGATTATGCAATCACTATCTGCCATATCACTTGATGATTATATTGGTTTTGTAAACATCGCCATAGTCCCATTTGCCGTCATCGAAATCGGCATCCTCTATCCAGTAGTGCCTCTCGACCGTGAGCAAGCCATAGCGGAAAGTCCCGGAATTGAATATGCCGTACAGCACGCCGTCACGGAACACACAGTTTTTACGTGTCTTCCCGTCGTAGCTCACTTCGCAACAACAACCGGCCTCGTCCTTGTAGATGAACTTAAACTTCTTCGTCTCGGCATCGATGGGCTGCTTGTTTCTGTCCTCAAAGCCAATGGTAAACTTAATATCCTCCCACGAGTATTTCACTATGGGCTCTTTTTCACTCATCGCTGACATCGGATAATGCGTTGAACATTTTTTCCACCAGAGCTTTCGTTTCCTCGACCGTGGAGGTCATGGAATAGACATTCATGTTAAAACTGCCTTGCCCGACAGTGACATGGCCTTTTTCCACACCGTTTTCCACAATTCGGTAATTGACCGCTTGCAGGGTTTCCACAGTCTCTTTTCCGTTGAACGAACGGCTGATGTTTTCGCTGATTTTTACTAACTCAATCATAATGTTTTGTATTTATGGTTAACTGATAATCCCGCTGTCGGGAATGTCGAATGTCACGTTTTTGGATAGTGAGTCGAGTTGGACGCCGGCCTCGCCCGACGAGGAGACCCCATACACGGAACAGGTCAGGTAATAGGTATGGGCTCCCGGTGGAAGGTCCGGATGTATCGTCCCCAAAGGGATATTCAAAATGAGAATCCCTGCTCCCTTGTATTCGTAATCATATATCGCGAGGAATCCGGACCCCGAAATGCGGAAGGTGTATTTCTCACCCACCGGAGGATTTCCGTTCGGAAAACTGATACGCACCTGAAAGTAACTCGAAAGAAAAGTGAAATCCACGATTTTAATCGGGGTATATGTGCTGTTTATCTCGGCTGTCATGGCTATCGATGTGGGTATGGGGAAATAATCCGCCACGGTGATCTGTTTGTCGACCCCTGTCCAGTATTCGAACGACTTCTTATCGATAAGGAACAATGTCACCTTCAAATTCGTCCCTATCGAATCCTCCCCCGGAAATGTGTCGCTCTGTCCGACAGGAAGTATCGGCGGAGTAGTACCGTCACTGAAAAACTTGACCTTGAAAGCGGAGTACCACACATTGCCCACCCGCAAGGTGGTTACGGTATTTGTCGAGGTATTTGTCAGCAATCGGGCAAAACTGCTTCCATTTCCATCGGTTGCCAAAATAGCCGGGTAATAATCGCCGATACTCTTGTCGGAGGCCAGCGACAGCCACGACTCGACGGGTACGCCGGTAGGATTCACCGAAGCGTCGTAATAGTTAATGTCGACAAAAAGATACGGCACGTCCGCACTGATTTCGTCAATTTTGCTTCCGGTAAGATTGGGTTCCGCATTGTGGTCGTAGCCGTCGAAATCGCTCAGGCGGCAAAAATCCGTCCCCGGATGCGGATACGCCACATAATCGAAAGAGGTATCATGGATAGCGACGATATTCGTGCCGTGCGGTATCGTGGCTTTCAAGCCATAGCGTATGCCTTGATTCTTATCCGTTTCGCTTCCTTCCCATTGATTGATGTATGTCGTGACCCCGCCGGATTGCTGAGGATAGTTGTCGGATAGCGGTGCAGCCTGCGGATAGCGCACGGGTTTATGACGACTCCATTTGTTGATACGTCCCGGACGGCCACCCTGCAACAGGGGACGTTCGAGGGCAACAATGTCGGCCACGTCCCATACCCCGTTTGCCGGGTATATTCCCAGCAGATTATACGGGTCGGTTATCGCTACCGGGGCTACGATCTTGTTTTTATCGATGGCCATAGGCTCACTTTCCTCCTTTCCCTTTTAATTCGGACAATTCTTTTTTCAATCGTTCTATATCTTCCATAAGGGCTTTAACCAGACGGGCGGTCTCCTGCGTTGCCCCGGCTATGGTGTTGATATAGTCGGGCGACAGGTAGTTCAGAGCCCCGTAACCGTCCCCCGTTTCGTAGGCCATCGATGGCAATACCTCTTTCACCTTTTGGTACAACAGCCCCGTATGGGCTTCCCCGTCCACACCGCCCTTGTTACGCTTCCGTGCTTTTTCGGTGTATCGGAAATCGCATACCCTGCCCATCGCCAAGAGGCTGTCGGTATAACTTCGGGTATAGTCGAAATCTCGCTTCAAACGCATGTCCGAAGTCGTTAGAGCGGTGACCGAGCCTTGTGCCGAGATATTGCCTTGCGACGATATATCCCCTCCGGCCGTGATGTTACCGTCCGATGTGACACTCTCCTTTGACCTTATGTTATTCGTCGCCACAATCCTTCCGGCGGAGATGGAGACAGACTTACTCCCGGTCGAAAGGTTTATACTCGTAGCCCTGATTACATTCGCTCCATCGATGTCTCCATCCATCGTTATATCCCGGACTCCCGACAGACTTCCGGACACATCGTTCGATCCGTCAAACGGATTTCCCCAAATCGTCCGGATATTTTTAAGCCTGTCGGCGGCGATGGAATCGTTATCCGTCAAGGCGACAGACGGGGTCACCACGGTCAGCTTGCTCACGCCGACTGCCGGCATGGGAGACAACGATATACTATCCACACAGTTCTCGCAAGTCCCGTTCAAAGCCCCGTATGTGTTATAGACGAATATGGAGCAGGTCTGGTAATCCGTCTTGGCCGAAACCCAAAAACACACGCGTCCCCCGTACAAGAACACCTTCACGTCACCCAAATCGTCACCGAAATGCGTACCGGCCGTAGCCGTAAACTCGACATCGTTCGGGGCATAATTATACGCCTGTACGATCGTATTGATAATTCGTCGGCTATAATATCCATTTCCGATCAGATGCAACGTCAACATAGCCGCCTCGGCCTCTTCGACTTTCGTGCGAATCAACCACCCGTTTCCGGTGGCTGTCTCATACATGCCGCCCCTCTTATACAGGAAAGCCCCGTTGTCAAGTCCGTTCAACTTTTTCGCATTGTCCGATTCGACCGCACGTCCGACTGTCAGCCCCGTATATGTGCCGCTCACGTTGTTTATCTCGGACAGCGAATAGGTAGGCTTGTTCGGCTGCTGCACCCAATCGTACAGGGTGATGCCTTTGGTGACAACGATACCGAGGGCTGTCTTGCTGACGGCCGTCACCACATTGCCTGTACCTATCGTAGATGCGCCGGCGTTGGCGAGTTTCCAAATCTCGTTGATGGTGTAGGCGTTGAAGGTATCGGTAAGGGTGGCGTTGTCGAATGCGCCGCCCAGATCGTCGAACCCATGAACGAGCTTGATGAGCCCTCCTTCACCACCGCCACCCCCTTCCCCACGCCATACACCAAGAGCGGATATTCCACCCTGTGAATACACATTAAATTTCGAGTATATCGTATTTTCCAACTCTGTGTCGAATTTCCACATATCGTTAATACGGGCAAATCCTTCCTGCATTTGTTTTACAGTCCGTTGATACGATTGTTGCAGGGAAGCCGTCATATCATTGATGGCAGAAATCAAGTCGATATTCTTATTGGCAGATGCAACCTCTTCTTTCAGTTCTTGCGTATTCCCTTTTATTAGGTTGTTCCCGATGGTAATAGTCTGTTCGCAAGGATAGTCGAGTTTGGTTGTAAGGCTTATAACACGAGTAACATATGAATATCCTGCGTTTATGTATTCGACTTTTCTTCCTATGGATAAATCAGGATTGTTTTCATCGAACACCACAGGATTAGATGAAAACTGGTAGTTGTTTTGGTCGGAAGAAAGCCGTTCTATTTCTTCGTTCATAGCTGTTTCCAGCCGTATGTACGCCGAATCTGTATATTCTTCCGGCATTTTGACGTTGAATAGGATAATATCGTCATTTTCCGACGGTATAAGTCCCGTAATAGCAGGGATAATATAGTTACCTTCTTCCTCTTTATATTTAATCTCGAAATCTCCTTTTTTGACTTCGAAGCTTATGCCATCATCACTTGTTATTGTTTTACTCTCATCATGGTATATAAGCTCAAATTCCATACCTTGCAAAGCCCCCGATTGGAAATGTACCGAAGGTACTTTATTGGGTATAAGCATACCATTCGGATTTTTTTCTTCGTCATAAGTGGAATTTTCGAAGTTAAATTCCGGTATTTGAAAATACCATATCGCATATTGGTCGTATATAGGGTCTCCGTTTTCATCTGTGCCTATCTGTATTTTATCATTCGTTTCCGAGTCTATACGCCACATAAGGCGGAATCTGACATCTGATATGGAGAGTTCCGATGAAGGGTATATATCATCGAACTGGAGGATTTTGCTAAATATCTCTCCTTGTTGAAGGTTTGGCCTTATATCTTTATATCCGTTCGGATATTTTTTAGGGTCAAGAGTCAGCCGTTTGTTGACCAAATTGTTGACATTAGCACCTTTGTATTCCTGTACGATGTTTCGAGTTGACCCGAATGCGTAAAATCGGGTATAATACCCATCTTTTCCCTCCGTGACCGAAGGTGTATTGATGTTTTCACCAACTTCGAGAGAAACAACAGCTCCATGTTCGGATTTCGACAGATGAATAATCATGGAATCTTTCTCAACCCACCATTCTGTATCAAACGCAGATGCTATACTGTTCAAGGCAGACAATATGTCGATTGATTGGAAAGACAAAGAAGTGGAAGCGTTAAGAGAAGAATCTACGGCGTAAGTCCATGTATCCCCGGTTTCGTTCTCGATAGCCTTACAAATAACACTCATGAAATTGGCCGGGTTATCGGTAAGAGACCAATCCGGCTCCCGATTAGTTATCTCGTTATTCTCATCATAAGAATACATGAAAAAAGGCACTTTACCCCATGATATAAATTTCGAATGAAATTGTGGTTTGTATTGAAATTCGACCTCGTTCTTTTGTTCTGGATTATATGGATCCAAAAGAGAATATTTCTCACCATCGAGTATGATATAAGCCCCTACCGGAATCTCTTCATTTTGGTCCGAGTTCCACGACAATTCTACATAATCGGATTTCATCAATTCTTCTACATGAACACATTCTTCTGTTATAGGAACTGATAAAATAGTATCTCCTTGTATGTTTTTAATGTCTATCATGATGGTTTCGTATATCTTCATACGATTTCAGTCAAAGATAATAAAAGTGTATGAAAAACATGCACTTTTTTATGAATTTCTATCTGCTGGATTATATTCGACAAGTTTTAGAGAAAATCGTGCTATTCCTCTCATGAATTGCGTAAATTGATTGCATGAAATATAGATTGTTTTGTAAGTAATATTTGGTTGATACTTTGTTTTTATATTTATTATGCCTGTTGCCAATTCTTCACAAAAGCTGTTGTATCTTGAAAAGAATTCTTCTTCCGTTTTTGCCGTCAGGTTAAAAGTTAAAGTGATATTTCGTTCATCGATTTTAGGATTAGAGGACAGGACTCGTTTGCCATGTTCTAATCGAGACTTGTTTTCGATGAACTCTTTTAAAGGTGACGGTGTCATTAAGGAGGAAAGAGATGATGTATCCATACTTATACCCCAAGTTGTATAGCAGTCTTTCCCATTTATGTAAAACTCTCCCGATGCCATTTTATTTAAGTATAACTGAAGTTTTGTCTTTATTGATTTCTACAGGACAATTTCGTATGTTTATAAGTCTAATAACTGCGTAATTACGGGCAACTATTATAGCTCTGGCTCCATGCATGAGTATAACTTTGTGAACTCTAGTATTATCGTCAAATACTAGTTCCGCATTGGTATTGCCTATTAAAGCAATATTGGTATCATTACTTCTTTTTACATTTTTAGTGTCGACAAACACGCAATAATTAGCAATATCATTACTCATCTCACGGAACGTTTCAATAGGAGGGAAGTTGTTCTTTTCACAAAACTCTATGCCTTGTGGTGTAAAGAACAACCATACTAGAGTTTTCCAGTCACCAACACCATAAGACTTATTACAAGCTCCTTTTTGTAAAGCAGCCATCATTATTTCTTTTACTGTATTCATATCTATAAATCTTTAGTATTCCTATTGACTTGTGCTATATCGGATTTTATATCAATTAATAATTTCGTATATTTTGCAATGTCTTCTAAGTAGCTATTCGTAATCACATGTTGATTAAGAATGTTATTTAGTATAGAATTGCTATTAGTTGATACAGATAAAAGAGAATTTAGAGAGATTACGGCTGAAATCATTTGGTTTTTGATTTCTTCACCAGAAAGCTGCAACGCTGTAAACCGGCCGTTTAATTCCGTTGCTGTATCTTGTGACATGGTTTCAAAACCTCCGGCTGTCGACTTTTGTTCGGTGGTAGAACTTTCTCCCATGAGACTATCAGCCCAACCGAATTGAGCATCTATTTCTTGTTGAAGCTGTTCAGCCATGTTGTTGATGTAATCTTGTTCCCATTGAGAAAGCACGTTGTCGGCATAAAATTGTTGCAACTTAGTGCGTATTTCCTCCATTTTATTTGAGGATTTAATTGCTGCCTTAATGCTCTCTGTTACCATTTGTTGCATCATCTGTTTTACAACATCTTTTGCAGATTTAGCCCTATTCTCGCCAGAAGCCCATGCATCTGCATAAGCTTCTGCAAAGTTGTCAATAGCACTTTTTAGGTCTTCACCAAATATGACATCGATAGCTTTTTCTTTGTTATCAGAAATGAGATTGTTTATTTCGTCAATTTGATTTTCCCATTCTTTTATTCTGTCGCTATCTGTATTCTTTTTATCTTGTTCTTCTTTAATTTGATTTTGAATAAGTACTTTTTGTTGTTCTAGCAATTTATTTTGGTCTTCAATCAAGCTGGAAGCACTCTTTCCGTAAGCAGTTTCAATGGACTTGCCTAACTTTTCATACGAACGGTCAAGTGTATCTACCTGATCTTGTAATTTCTGAATCCGTTTTTCATTTTTTGCGTCGTGGATTTTTGCGATAGAGGAAGCAAGAGAGGAGACAAGACCGATGGCAGCACCAGCAGCAGAACCTATCGGTCCAAATATAGCACCTGCTTCTGCCCCTTGCATAGCTGAATTGAGGCCGTCCATAGCCACATTGATACCTTCGGCAATGCCTGACAGTGTATCAGATCCGAAAGCCTCTCCGAGATTTGAAAATGTGTCGGAAAGGAATTTGGCCACACTTAATACCTCACTCAATCCACTTCTTATTTCTTCAAGTCCATCTTGCAATTTTTTTGTGTTTGAACCAGCATCGAATACTTTTTTAAGACCATTAGCTAGTTTGTTAAACCCCGTTTCAGATTGATCTGCGGAATTACGGACATTATCTATACCTTTTCTAATTCGTTCTAATTCTTCGGGAGATTTACGCAATGTGTCGAAGGTCTCTTTTGTCATACCAAATTCAAGACCTTTGTTTTCGTCCCATTCGCCTGATTGCAAGAATTGGAATGCCCGTTCAGCTTCATTAGCAATGAGATGCATATCTGCAACTGTGTGTTGACGCATATCGTCAAACAATTTACTTATGGCAGACGTAGATTTATTCGCCTCTATATCCAAATCAGATAGTGCCCTTTTTGTTTCTTCGTCAATAGACTTCTGTTCCCATTCGTTTTTGCCTAACTTACGAGATTCGCCTTGCGCAATAATAGCATTACGCTTTTCATAATAGTTCCCGTAAGCAGCAAGATAATCGTTCATTGCGTTAATTTCATCATCGAGAATTTCTTTGGTCTGTTTATTCTTATTCTTTTCATTTAACCTATTTGCGGTATCAATATCTTCCTGTTGTTCAGTTGTTAGTCCATTCTCATTAAGCTTGGAGGGTTCAATCTTAGCTACTTTGTTTAACTTGGACAGCTCTTTCTCTTTCTTTTTAATTTCTTTTTTCTGTTCTTCATAATAGTAGTTAATTTGCTTCAATTTCTTATCTTTACCTTCTTCCCAGAGGGAGATTTCTTTCTCTTGATTTTTTTTACGAAGCTCAAGAAGTTCATCAACAAGTTTCTGCTCGGCCTCTTTTTGCTCTTTTGCTTGCTTATCTTCAGCCGCTTTATCAGATTTGGTTTTAGGCAGCTTTGCACGGAGTGCGTCAATTCGTGATTGTAACGCATTGTATTCCTTGCTTCCACTTACAGTTTCTCCCTGCTCTTTCTCTAATTTTGAGATTTGTGTTTTGACTTCATTGATTACTCTCAAATCTTTCTCACGTTCAAGTATAGTGTCTTGAAGCGACTTGATATAAGCCTCTTGTTGATCCACTGCTTCTTTTGTTCCGCTGCCGTCTGCAAGGGCCTTTTTTAATGATGCAAGTGAGGTTTCAGCCTTCTTGATTTCTTCTTCAAGTTGGGAGATGGATTTACCTTCTGTTGTAAAAATATTTTCAGTAGGTGAATCAAATGAGGGTTCGGGAATGAAATATTTGTTTCTGTATTCTTCTAAATTTTTATTTCTTATTTCAGCTTGTCGCCTTATTTCAAATAGAAGTGTATTTGCACTTTCTCCCCATCCAGTAGATACATCATTAAAAATCCTTTGAATTTCTGTCGGTATATCTCGACCGCTATCCAGCCAGTTTAACCAATTTCGGTAGACTTTTAATCCAGACTCATCTCCATATTTTTTTGTAAATGCATCATATACTTTTGTTAAGTTTTTTTCTCTGACGCTATTGTATATATCTTCTTCTTGTTTGGCAAAATTGGTATAATTTTGTGCGGCCATAGATTTACGTATGGCTTTTTCTAATTTTTCATATTGTCCAGCAAGAGACCCTGTTTTATCAATTTCTTCATCAATGCCAGAAAGATACTTTGAATAGCCATTTACTATTTTTTCTTTTATAGCATACCATTCGTCAGACCATTTTTTAGCCTCCGTAAGTTGCCTATTAAGTTCCCTTAATGTGGACATTTCATTTAATGCAGCCACTTCGGTTTTACCAAATTCATCGTTCAGCCTTTCCTGTGCCTTTTCTGCTTCTGTTTGATAAGTGACTAATTTATAAATACCTAAACCTAGTGCTGCTACTGCCGCTGCTACTGCGACATATGGGTTGGCAAGTAAAGTCTTGTTGAGTAGGGATTGAGCTTTTTGTGTAAGCACCAGCCAACTATAATGTATTGCCTCTTTAGCTGTCAATGCAGTAATACCAGTAGCTTGAAGGTTATGTAATGCAGTAATAGCCATAAGCGCAGTTCTGTATGCTCCGTATGTACCGACCAATTCAATTAGTATTTTTCCTACTTTTTCATAGTTTTCTATCAAATAAGAGACGCTGGATAATGCATCATTGATAATACCTTCATTCGCTTTGCCGATCTCGTTCAACATCATCGAGAAACTATCTCCTATGTTAGAAATCTGTCCGGTAATGGTTTTGCTTTGTTCTTGCATTAAGTTAAAGAACATACCACCCTCGTTGGTAAGGTTCTGTATGACTTTCTGAACCTCTGGAAACCCTATCATACCAGCTTCTACCATTCCTTTGATTTCACTTTCAGCTACTCCAAATTCTTTGGCAAGTTCTTTTATCATTGGAATACCTCGTCCAGTGAATTGGTTTAGGTCCTGTGTATAAAGTCGACCTTGTGTCATAGTTGTACCATAGAGATATACTAAGTCTCCCAAAGGTTGTGAAAGTCCGGCTGCAATGTTCCCTAATCGTATAAGAGTCTCGTTAACATCTTCAGCAGAAGTACCGTAAGCCAGTAATTGACGAGCTCCATTGGCAACACCTTGTAGATCGAATGGAGTTTTGGCGGCTGTTTCTGTGAGCTGAGCCATAAGGACGTTTGCCTTTTCACTACTTCCAAGCATAGTGGTAAAGGCGACCTCTAATTGTTGAAATTCACCTCTTACTTGTATAATATTTTGGATAAGTTCTTTTGCTGTAAAGCCAGCCCCAAAAGCTGCAGCTGCTTTCGTCATTTTGTTGAACATATCTTCTATGCCCAATCCATTTTTTTCTATTTCCTTAGAAGTATTGGTTACTCCGGTTTCTACTTCTCGTAGTTTACGAAGAAAATTAGAATTGTCGCCTGTTATATCAAAATGAAGTCCGGCCATGAGTCTTTTCGATTAAAAGGGGTAGATGTAACATCACATCATTTGCAAATATACAAAAGTGTATGAAATTCATATACTTTTGACAAAATAGAATAGAGTTAATAAAGTTTAACTAATGTGTGAGTATAAATATTTTAATAAATGATTATTGTATTATACTTTTGACGAAACAATCTTAACAGCATAAGATATGGATTTCAAAGATACAATTCAACAGATTGTAGAGAAAATTGCTAAACAGAAGGATAGCATAGCAACGGAAGAAGCGACAAAAACCTCTTTTGTAATGCCTGTGATAGCAGCATTGGGATATGATGTATTCAATCCCTTTGAGGTTGTACCGGAAATGGATTGTGACTTAGTTAAGAGGAAAGGCGAAAAAATAGACTATGCCATAATGAAGGACGAAAATCCTATACTACTTATAGAATGCAAGCATTGTAAACAAAACTTGAATTTACATGACACTCAGTTACAAAGATATTTTGTCGCTTCAAAGGCTAGGTTTGGGGTCTTGACGAATGGAATAGAATATCGCTTTTATACAGATTTAGAAAAGGTGAACATAATGGACGAAAAGCCGTTCCTTGTGGTGAATATGCTTGATTTATCGGACAACGATATTGAGCAACTGAAAAAGTTTCATAAGTCTTATTATAATGAGCAAGATATATTGAGTACGGCACAAGAGTTACAAATCACGATACAAGTAAAAGAAATGCTTAATCGTAATTTCCAAATGCCGGACGATGAATTTACACGTTATTTTGTCCGTAATCTTAATGATGGGAAATATACGGCAAAACTTGTGGACCAATATAGACCTATTGTTAAGAAATCCATTGCTTCGGTGATTAACGATATTATATCCGACCGTTTGAATGTGGCTATGAAGAATGAGAATAAGGAGGAAAAGCAAATGCCACAGGGGGTTGAGAATGAAAATCAACAGCCGAACGAAATGAATGAAGAAAAACTTCCCGATGGTGTAGTATTTCAAGACCGAGAAAAAGGTATAGTTACTACACAAGAGGAGATAGATGCCTATAACATCGTGCGTAGTATATTGAGGCAGTATGTAGATGTATCTCGTATTCAATATAACGACTACAAGACTTATTTTTCCGTGAACATAGATGGTAGTACATGGTGGTGGATTTGCCGCATTTATATAGGGAAACGGAGTAAAAAAATATGCTTGCCAAAGGATAACTACAAGACAAATGAATGGATTGACATTGAGACTATCGATGATATTTTTAATTATGCCGATGGTCTTAAAGAGGGTCTTGATTTGGCGAAAAAATGTGCTGATAAATAAAAAAATAAAGATATGAAGAAATTATTTTTATATATATTGATTCTATTATCAATTATTATTTTACAATCATGTGCACGAACGGAGGACGGAGAACCCGGATCGACGAGTGATGATACGAAATCACTAATTATAGGTGTTTGGGAAAGTGAAAATTATGTAGTGTCATTTGGAAATGATGGATTCTATTCGGCATATATTGCAGATGAGTTTATAGATAGCGGTGATTATACTCAATCCAAAAATATAGTATCATGTCAAAATTCCTATTTTAATAGGACAACAATTTATACAGTTGAAGAAGTATCAGATGATTTGCTTAAAGTGAATATCGACTATAAAGATTTATATGGAAATAAAAAAACAAAAAGTATATCGTTTACAAAAGTCAAAAAGACTCCATCTACTAAAAACAATACTTTGAGCGGAAAATCATATACATTTAATGCTCCATATTTTGGTAATATTACAATGTCATTTAATACATATAATTCTGGAATAAAATCTGCTACAAAAGGAAGCGCAAAACAATATCCTCTGAATTTCTTTTATATATATATTGGAGAAAAGGTTTATTATCAAATACTTGAAAATACCACAATTCAAGTGCCATCTATTGGGGCATGGACTAATTATAATGACGTGATATGTTGGACGATAGATATTGGTACAAATGGTGAAATCATTCATATTGATACTATCCCTTTATAAGAAAACAGTGTACATTGTGGAACATTATTAATAGGATGCATTAAAATAAATTTATAGCAGAATGCTTAATAACGTTGGATATGGATAAGGGGATTAATATTATTTTTAGTCCCACTTCATGCCTTTTATTTTATCCATATTTTTAGGATCGTCCCCGTTTATAAATGTTCGGTCAGTAGATATATGATATTTTTTTATCTCGTCGTCAGTAAGGTATATAGATGTTATGTAATCATTAAGTAACATATGCAGGTTGGCATAACTAATACCCCATACAACATAGTCCATAGTCCAGCCATAGCGTTCGCAGGCTATATCTATCAAAGTTCCATAAATACTTTTACCTCCAAAGGTTATAGTGTTACACTTCTTTTTCTTGATTCTTGATATTTTTTCTTGTTCTTTTTTCTCAATATCAATCTTGAAGTGTTGAATAAACTGGTCAATGTTATCCTTTGATAACACTATTATGAATAGTTGAGCAAGTTCTTCATTCGAGAGGTTGTCTTCAAATAGCTTTCGTCTTTCATTTATTAGGTGGCTATTGAATAATTCTTCCTTTTTATCGAATGTATGGTAAGACAATATTTTGCATATAATATCTCTTTTGGAATCGCATAATCGTAATGCTTCCATATATGGATTTAGAGAAAGGAAGTCTTTATTTATTTCTAAATTTTCGGTAAGACGTGATAAAAGGTATATTTTACCTAATGTGGCAGGGTATAAGTAGAATTGCATTTCTCCTATATGGAACTCATAAGGTCTTTCCATGATAGTATCTGCAATATCCATTTCTATTATTTTCCCTTCTTTGTCCATGCAAAATAAATTATATTGAGCGCAACTGTGGGGTCGAACCACAACTTTATACATGGAGTGTATATGTGCTACCGTTACACTAGATACGCAGAACACGTGGGTACGAAGCCCCCACGTTTGGCTCTATCTACAACCTATTGAATTATACACCAACACTTGGATTAGGAGCTACTTCGAATTTATCACCGTCTCCAGACTCATCTTCAGGATCGCATTCAATTTTACTGATGTTTCCACCAGATTCCGTCACGATGATTTTACCCCACTGAATTTGTTTTTTATCGGCGGCTGCTTTCAAAGCATCAAAAGTGTATGCCCAAACACCACCGTCAGCAGAAGTAAAAGTGTCTTCGACGGAAACTGTCGTTTTCTCCATGCAGAAGCCTTGAACTTCTGGGTCTTCCGGTTGAACAACAACGGCATAATTGTGTGCAACAACACCATCGCTATCACTTACAGGACGCTTACGTCCTTTTGCGGCACGAATGTTCAATGCCAAAGCATAGGTATTCTTTCCATACTTTACATCCTCATTTTCGCCTCCTTCGATTTTTGCTTCTTGTTTATCTCCTTTTGTTGTTGTCAACTGTGTAGAATCTTCCACAGGGGTAGGTAATTCCTCCCATTTAGGAGCAGAAGCATCCAAATCTTTTATAAATACACGGGGCTTACCCCATCCTATTACTGCCATGATATACCTAATTTATATTAAAAATTTATTCGTTATTTATCTCTATGTACAGTTTGTTATTAATGAAATGCTCTGTATGTCCGTCTTCAAATGAAACTCCTGTTGAATCAGTTTTTTGACTGCATTGTGATGGAACCGTATGATATTCGTCTTTTCGTATAGCGAATAAAAACTTCGATAGTTCGCATAATTCACAAATTCGGATTGAATCTTTTTCCCATGTTTTGGTTTCAGAGTTCCATAAGTCTTTGACATATATATTGACATTCACATAGGCTCGTTGTATTTGCCCGCAACCTTCATTTGCAAGAACAGATATGACTATATCTTCTTTATCAGATTTGTTGGGCCTTCCTCTGTCACTCAATTTACCGGAGACATTACGTTCGAGTTCTGTACCTTTAATTTTGTGATAAACGAACTTAGCTATTTCAATATCGGATTTCATTATTTCGCAATCTGTCTTTTAAGTTTTTCAAGCATCAATGGAACTTGTTCTCTTGCCCAAAGTTCGGTTGATGCAAGTACGTCTTTATTATCCATCGCTTCTACAAATTCAGCATAGTTCATTCCGGCGACTACGATAAGTACATAGTTATTAGAATATCTTTTAGCAAGTTCTTTCGCTAAGTCTTTACCTGTTTTTACACCTTCTGAACCTTGCTTCACTTGGTTGAAAGTTGAGTATTGAATGATATTCTTATTATGAGCAATCACATATCCAACCGAACTACGCAAGTTGCCTGTTTGGTCGTACCAACTTTTATCACCTGCTCTATCACGAATTTTTGTAACGCATTGTTCGCCAAGTTTGGATAAAGCACGAATAGTAAGACGCTCGACACGCTCTGCTTCTCTCATGAGCGTGTCATGCACTTCGCTTAGCTTGGTGGTCATTCTTATACCCATAGTTTACATTGTTTCTGGTAGCGATGGAAACCTTTCACACTAAACTCCCTTTCAATTCCTTCAAGCAGATGTATCTTAATCCTGTCACCTATCATGAATGTTCGACAATTTGCACGTAGATAAACTGTATATGAATAGCTTCTTACAATACCATCGTCAAACTCTTTTTCAGAGGCTTTACCAGCAGGAACTGCGTCGCATTCAATGCAGCCTTCCCAGTTAGTTTCTCCTTCATGATAATCACCGTTGCTATCCTCGTAACCATCTTTTGATACGAGGTACTGCAATCTGTGTGGATATAGTCTTATTACTGACATATTACAAAAGGCAGTCACCTATATATACCATTGGCTTTGCCTCCAACTCTACCGAAGGTTCACCAATGGCATTATAGATTGAGTTAACACGTAACAGAATACGTTCTTTGTCTTTATCTGATAAAGAACCAAAAGACTTGTCTGCTTCAGAAAAATTGATAGCCTGAACTAAAGACCAAAGACAGTCAGCCAAAGCTCCCATATACTCCTTTGAGTTCATTGTATCTGAATCGCAATCACCAACTGGATTGAGTTTGCGTTTTATCATCACATTCTCTACAAAACCTTCTGGAATAGGGTAATGTATTTCGTCTATAAGAGCTTGCTGAATTGTCTTCATGGCTTAACTATCTCCATTTGTTGTTTTATATGATTCAACAGCTTTTTTGAGCTTAGCTTCATCGGCATCATTCAATTTGTTTACAGCAGCAATTAACTTATCGTCTGAAATAGTAGTCGATAAGTTTTTACCGGTTATTTTATTGAACTCTGCGACGAAGTTTGCTTTTATGTAAGCTTGTCCCCAAATGGTGATGTTCTTATCGGTAGAATCTTTTCCCTCTTCGGTAGTGTCAATCGTTTGAGCCTCTGAGATGTCAAGAGAGTAGATTTGGTCTACGTTTTCAATAACAGGGAGAACTAATGCTTGACCACTTGTAAATTCCTGCAAAGGATCATTTTTAGAATACTTGCTGATAAGTTTGTATTCATCTACCGTGGAATAAATTACTCCTGCTACGGGATTAGTAACTTCTGCAAGTGTGCCCCAAACCAATGCGCCAACTTCTTGTGTAGTAAGGAATATTAGTTTGTTCGCATTCCACGGTTTGTACGGAATGCGTTTACCATTTTTCTCAGAAATTACTGTACGGTCAATCTTTAAGAATGTAATTCCGTTGTTGTCATCGGCAAATGCTTCGTCAAATAATGTAGCAGTAGGAACAGGTAATTTAGTGTTGCTGTCGAATGTCTGACCTCGATAGTTGGCAACCAATTCTTTTGCCCATTGTTCTTGTCTCATTTTATTGTAAGTCGATAACGAGATTGCTATCGTTGTAATTGAGTTTCCATCTGCGTCAGCTTTTGCAATAACACGCTTTATGTCATCAGAGGAAATAGTTCCAGCTGTTTCTACACCAAAGCTATTTTGCGGTAAATAGTTGAAATTTATGCGCAATCCAGTTCCTGTATTGTTTTCATCTTCAACGATTACAACTCCATCAGATAAAGCAGTTAAAAAGTTTGCTTCGTTCTTTTCATCAATACCAACAGAGCAAGCTACCGCATCGTTGGTTAGCTTGTTAGCTATATTAGTGAACGCAGCTCCTTGAGCTTTCATGATGTTGATTGTGTTGATCTGAGTCTCACGAAGAATTTTTTTCATTCCGACCTTTGGCAATGTACCATTTGCGTGAGCAATGGAGTCTCTCATCTTAGGAGGGAGAGGTGAGTCCATTGCTACCATGTCGGCCGCAACATAAGTTGTGTTAACTGATGCACTTTCCCACTTTTGGTCTGCGGAATATTCTTTGCGAAGCATTGTCTTGTGAAGATATGTAAGCTGATTGCCTCGCTTACCATTGATTCTCTCGATGATGGTTTGAAGTTTCGGGAAAATCTTTCTGATGTATTCAATAAATAGTGATTCTTTCATTTTTTACCTCCTTTCTACATTAATCGTGTAAGAATACAAGAGTTGGCAATGCCGTTTTCATAGCCGCTTTTATGTCGTCTATGGGGTATGGACTCGCCAAATCATTGACTTCGCCGCTATACATAATACCAACCAATGGTTCACTAGCTGGTTTTGTACATACAACTACTCCTACATATTCATGAGAACCGGGAAGTGAGTCGTATCCATCGCCAGATGATTTTACGGGCATAGGTTTGTACGTGTCTGTTGACGGATCACGAATAACAACGTGCCCGGCTTTAATAACCGGAAGGTTATAATTTGATACGTCAAGAGTACGACCTCCGATAATGCCAGCTACATAATGCCGGATTACGACAGAATCCATTCCGGCATTGAGAACTTCCATTTCGCTTGATAAATTTGCTGTTGCACCCATTGTTACAATTTCTTTTTTGACTTAGAAAGTGTTGACTAAATCTTCAACTTCTTTGTCGGTTAATATTTCGTCTTGTTTACCCGAACCTTTACTTCCGGCAGCAGGAGGGGTTGCCAATGTTGCCAAACCTGCATCTGCACGCTCTTGATTGTAATTCTTCAGGTCTTCCTCAACATCTGAATAGAACTCCTCGAAATCGTCGTCACTTTCAAAGTTCATCTTAGAGAAGCTTTTCAAGGTACGTGAACCGAATGTTCCAGTGTCTTTCAGCAGGGCTTCAAGTTTGGCTTTACGCAAGTTAGAAACTTTTTCACCTTCCAATGCTGCAAAACGGGCTTCCTGTTGCTCTCTGAAAGACTTAAACCATGCGGGTTCTTCGTCTTGTTCATTTCCTTTGTTGTTGGGATTTTTCTTGTTTGAACCAGCTGGACGAGAGCCGCCTTTTGACGTGTCATCGTCAACGTCGTCATCATCATCTTCTTCTGATTCGGGGTGTTTTTTCTTCCATTCGTCAAGCAAACGGTTGGCTTGCGACTGGCCGAAAGTGAGGTAAGGGAGAACCGCTTCTATCTGATCGTCGATTTCTGCGTTTACATCCTCTTCTGAGGCATCTTCTGCGGATTTCAGGTTATCGGCAATCTTGGCGGCGATACCCTTCAATTCCTTTGCGTTGAACCCTAACGCCTTCGCTTTAAGTTTCAACCTTACGAAAACTTGCTGTTGTCTGTTCATTTCATTTAGGTTTAAACAAAAAAAATAGTCTGCGTAGCAATGTAGCCAGCAGACTATTCGCATCTTCTTTCAGATGTGCCTCCGCCTAAACGGACAAACAGGTGTTTACGACAAGTCGGGTGGCGTACATCTTCATACGCTTTTTGCAAATATACAGTAAAGTATATGAATTTCATATACTTTTCAATAAAATATTGATCGAGTTTTATTTTTTTAAGAAAAGAGGATAATAAAGAATAAGACAAAGCAAGACAAAAACAAGATGGTTGGGAATGAGTGATTTATCATCAAGTAACCAACGGCAAGTGGAAGTGAATTTGCGTTATTATCCAGTTATTCTATTGAGAATGGCAAAGATTGTTTCATCAGTGAATCTGAAAATTGCGTGTGAGGTTGCAGCTGAGATACTATATAAGGCATTCATCGTTCATTGAAAGATAATCATTTTCAGTTAGAATAATACTGTCTAATAATTTTATATCAAATATATCTAATAGATTTTTAAGGGAGTGAGTCATTTTTATATCCTCATTACTAGGGTTTTTGTTACCGCTTGGGTGATTATGAACGAATATGACATTAGTAGAGAGGGTATCAATAGCATATTTGGCAATCAATCTTTTGTCAGCTAATGCGCTGCATATTCCTCCTTGAGAGATTTTAGCATACCCGGTTATATTGCAGGCTTTGTTCATCAATATAATGAATGCACTTTCGTAAATAAGAATATCTTCATGATAGAACTTTCTTGCGAAATTAGCAGAGTCTATAGAAGAATAAACTTTGACAACTTCAAAATCTTGTTTTTTTGCTGTTATGCTGTATTCTACTGCTTTCTTTTTCATTGCTCTTATGTATTAAATAGTTATGCTATTTCGAATTTGTAGTTAGGATTGTTTGCTTTCATCGATTTTATGTTTAAAGATGAGTATATAAGCCTGTCACTTGTGTAAACACTTCTTGCAACTGTTCAGCATAAATATCACTCAAAAAGAAGACCTCTTTGGCCTCGGAAAAAGAAAAAGTCTTTTTGTTTAATTTCGGGGATTTGATGAATCTCATAGAATAAGTATCCTTACCTTCTTCATAAGTAATAATTAATTTATCTGCGCCAGATTTATTTTTGCTCAATTTAATAACCTGCTCTAGGTCACCAGATTCATTCTCCATGTAACCAGTAAATTTTGATCCTGTCATAACTACAAATCTATGTCTGCCAAGTTGTTCGTATAAGGCTAACATTATTTCTTTTATTTGTTCTTCTGAATGTTTCATTACTCTTATTTTACTTGTTAATCAGGATAATAAGATTCAAATTGTTTAGTAAGTAAAGCGAATTGCATACCCTCTGAATAATCTTTAAGATCATTAAAATCATCTTTATTATAGGCTCTTGGCTCCATATCGAAAGATATGTTATCATAGAGCTTACCATTCTTTACGGTGTAAATACACCAGCTTTGAAGCTCCATATTATCATCTACTAAAATGTAATCGCCATTTACCGTAAGCATTTTTTCGATGTCAGAGAAAAATGCTTTAATTTTTGATTTGTCTACAGTACTCATTGCTCTTTGTCTTTTAATTGTTAGTAATATTGATTTGTTTTAGTATTGTAAAGATACTCATTATCAGCGAGTTAACAAAGTATTTACAGCCTTATTTTGCTCATAATCAGGAGTTTAACTTTTAGTAACTTGGATATTGTAATATCAAAAACGCCGACTTTCACAAGCCGGCGTACATAAGAGCAATGAAAACTGCAATTATTAATAAATAATAAGACAGTCTTCGATGCAAAGATAGAGGTTTATAGCGATCATAAAAAGTCTTTTAGTAATTCTTCGTCACTAATAAAATCATAGTCAAATGGATAAAATGTATTAGCAAGTGCATCCATATAGTCTGGCGAACGTTTGATACGTTTCTTGATTTCTTCTTTCGGTTCAATTATAATCCGTCCATCGCTTTGGAACTTCCAGTGTGTTTCGGTTGCTTCCTCCATGAGTTTGTCACAAGGGGGAATAGCCGCCCCAAAACCGTTCTTAGGGTTAAGCCAATCACGTAAAGACCAATAGCAGTAAGCTCGCATATTGGCAAATTCATATTGTCCGGTAAGGTCATGCAAGCCTTTTGCACTCTCGGAATACTTGCAAGAATAAACATTCCTATATCCGAGTTCTTCCAGTCGAGAATATACTCCAGCTCCTTCTCCTATTGTATCGATGTACGCTTTGGATTTTTTGTCAGAAAGATATATGATGTGCATTCCTGCGACATGCATGTGATCCGCTTTTCCAGCAGATTGGTGAACTTCAAATTTAGGGACATAGTTTCCGTATCGAGGGCAAAGTACACTTTCATCTCGACCCATACCAGCAACATCAGAACCAATCTTACATGATTTAGACGGTGTAAAACCTTCTTCTTGTAAACGATTCCAATTATCATTTGCAAGCTCTATCCATTCATACGGAATAAGTACATCTTCGGAGACTTTTGGAAACATACCAAGTACCTTGACACGAAAAAGGTCATTAGGTCGGTATAGACCACCTTCCCACTTAAAATCACCTTCTCCTTCATTAAAATCTGCCTTCTGAATGGGAGAACACCAATTTATCACTTTATCTTTTACCCATTCATAATCTACTTGACCGGGAATGACTAATTTCCTTTTGACTACATTCTCTGCATTGAGTGAGTTTAACCGGAATTTCGCAAATCGATTGGATTTCATGGCTCGTGCGGCATAACCCGTAGTTATGTTAGGATTAAACACGATGAGGAAACGGGAATTTCCCTGTAAGTTACCTTCAATAGCATTATATGTTGCTTCTGAAATACCCGATGCTTCAGTAACGACGAACATTGTATTCACAGCGTGGAACCCAGACCATGCTTCAGTATTGTCATCACCAGCCTTAAACCCCGTCAGGAACCATTCTTCATAATTAGTCCTTATTCCGGCAGATAGAAGTCGACCGGGTAAAAATTCTGCATTTCTAAATAGTCGTGAGATTTCAGGCATCATGATGTTATATACCTGCCTTGCTGTTGGTGCAGTCATGGCAATTTTTGTATTCTTGGATAATTTGCCATCTTTCCAACGTGGAGTGAGGTACATAAAACACATAGCAGCACATGCTGCAACGAAGTCCTTACCACGAGCTGTACCTGATGCAACAGCTGTCATAGGATTGTGCTGGACAGAGGATATGATAGATTGCTGCTCGCTGTCTAAACGAACCTTCAAAACATCACGGCAAAACCTATTCCAGTCTTCTATCCATGACTTTAAGTAGCGTATGTCCTTGCGTACATGGCTCATTCCTCATCATCAGGCAATTCTTGCATCAGTTTCTCAAATGGATTGACATTCACGTTTTGCTCAACGCTTTCCACATAGCCACGTTTTTTGCCTTTTGTCTTGAGATGGAATATGATGGCCGTAAGGTTGCCTGCGTTAATCTGTTCAAGTAATTTGCTTTCAGAAAAATCGATTAAACTCTCATCAACATCTGACAGTAGTTGATTCAATTTAGGGTACTTTTTACGCCATGCGGTAAATGTGTTTCGGTCTATGCCGAGAGAAGTACACGTAGATGATATATTACCAGCTTTCTTAGTATAAACCTCAGCGACCTTTTCATACGGGATTTTCTTGTATCGTGCCATATCACAGTTTTTAAATGTTGAATTTGCTTATTTCTATTTGTTTTTAATTATCAGTTAGAACGCACTGTTTACGACCATTCGTATAAAATCATTGTACTCTATGCCATGCTCTTTCATGCACTTAGCCATATATCCATTGGGAGAAAGTCCGGGAATCATATTAATATCTATCACATATGGTACTTGGTTGGACATTCTGAAATCTATCCTAAGGTAATGTTTAGCACCTACCGCTTCAAACACTTTCTTCGCAATTCTGTCAAGTAATTCATCTTTGCAGGCAGATGCACTGAAGCTGTAATTTCGCTTTGTTTCATCCGTTTGTATGCCATCCGTGTTATTGGCATTCGTAAAAGCAGAGTATGTCTTTAAAGAGCTATCTTTCTTTGAGTATATTACAGAAGTGGTTATATCACTCCCGTCAATGTAACGTTCTATCATCGGTTCTATGCCTTGTTTGTGAAGAAATAGACATTTATTTATGACCTGCGACTTAGTAAAGCATATACTGTTTGAATCTATTCCGACGCTATTCTCGCCAAACTTTGGTTTAACGAAATATGCGAAACCTCTTTCCACATCATTGGGACCAACTGTCAGAGGAAACGGAATGCCACATTTGTACAATTCGGATTTAACAGCTTCCTTATCATGAGTAAGATAGTTAGTCTGCGAAGATTCAAGCGTGGACGCAAATCCGATTCTTTCCTGAGCTTTTCTAACATGTTGATTGATGTTCTCGTCTCTTGCCCGAATAAAAGCAATATCCTCTTTCGTGAGAAAAGAGAAATCATCATCCTTATCCGCACAAAATATGTCTATTTTACCATCGGCAAAGGCTTTCTTATAATACTTATACGTGGGAAAGCTGCCGTCTTCCTCTTTACGATTCGCTATTACCCAAATCATTGTCTTTCTGTATTTCGGTTAAACGTTCCTTTGCTAGATCAAGCAGCTTAGAAAAGCATATTGCAGGAGACTTGATGTTGAATTGGTCTCCTATTTCTTTCTGCAACTTAAGCAGCATCTCCTCATTAGGTTCATGGTCTGCAATCAATACGATGTCGCTTTTCTTCGCCTGCTCCCTTATGTCCCCAAACAGACTGTCTAGTGCATCAAACGAGTTTGGGTAAAGGATAATGGAGAAAGTGAAAGTCTCCTTCATCACGGATATATCTATACCGTTCGTATCAACCGGTGTAATTTCGTCAATGTTGATGTGGGCGAACTTCTTGAACTCGATGGTCTGAATTTGTTCAAATAATTTCTTCAAGATATTCCTGTTATCTTCTCCATGTAAGGAGTTATGGGAAAGCTGGATTGCTATAATCTCATCTTTCGTAAGCTCATCTTCATCGCAATAAAGAATGCCTATCTTGGAGTAACGCAGTTTCTTACAAGCCCTCAATCTGTGATGCCCGCTTATCATCACAAATCTTCCGTCTTGTTTTTTGTAACAACACGGGACGCTACTCAATCCGGATTTGCCAATATTATCGCATAGGGCGGCAAAATCCTCTCCAGTCATTTCGTTGGCGTTCATTTCCGCCTCATCTATAAGGCTGATGGCCACCTGATCGTATTTCCATCTATTTTCGTTGCCCATTTTCTAATAGCTTATGGTATTTTTCTATTACTTCCTTATAGCTTGAATACACACCAAGTTGCCCGCTATAAGCAAGATATGATGATGTGCAATGCTCTTTCACTTTTGTATAAACACCCCGATATTTCATACTTACCGGTTTGTGGGTATAAGCACAGCTGATAACCTTCTCCACTAACTTGTGCATAGAGCGGCTCAATATTCTTTGTACTTCTTTTGTTTGTATGCAGTACAAAATAAACTTACTAAGTTTAGGAATTGCATTATTCGTGCAAAAATCAGTAAGTTGAAACAGATCATACCCATTGTGTTGTGGTAACGTGAATCCAAAACCACCCAGCGTGTACTTGCCGTACATGACTACAAAAGGATATGTGGATGAACTTACAGAATCCACTTTCTTGACATACTTCTTCTGCAATCCTTTCAAGTAACCCGGTTTTACCTTCAATATCCTTAGAGCATCCGGGTTATCTATACCCAAATCATCAGGCGGAACTATCTCATCAACGGTATCAATACTGGATGAGTATGAAGTGTTTGACTGACTGTTTATGCAAGGTTTGTTGCAATAAAGATAACGACCAGCCGACCACCTTTCGCCTCCTGAAGAATTGAAGATAGCAACTTTGTGCATATTACTAAGGTATGGACTATTGCTGATGAAGTAAAACCAAGTGTCTTTTGGCAACCTTTCCACCAATTCGTAATAGTCATTCCTTATAACGGGAATGTCCGATTCCATATCACTGTTTTCCCGTATCAGCTTGAACGCCCTCTTTAAGAACTTATCCTTACCATAGTTAAAATAGATGACTTTCTTTCCATCAATTGCTTCTTGAAGAGAGCCTCGATGGTATTCACAGGTAGTAAGCAGCGACATAAGCCTCTCACTTGACTTCTCCGTGTATTCAATGGACTCTTTTGCCTTATACTTTATCGCATCGAGAATAGCATCGTTCCTTGCAGACTGGCTCATACAGAACTTCTGCAAGCCCTTTGCATACAGAGCCAACGCAAGCTGCCTTGATGGTGTCTTGTTGTTGAACTGCTCCAGCCATTCCAGACTGTTGTTATACGTCAGCGACATTTTTCCATTGGATAGCAAATACAGCAAATGGCAATATGGGTCTTGACTAAAAATAGACACATCCATTTTATCCATGAAAAACAACTCATAGTTATATAAAAAGCTGTTTACTATGCATACCTCTTTGTGCCCATGTTCTTTCATTGCCTCATATAGAGCCGAAGCCTGTTTGGAATTGAATGCTATCGGTCTTGTTTGAAACGTTTCTATCGCATTGTATGGGTTGCCTTGATAGAGTAGCGGAATAAGCTCCTTAGGTGTTTCGTATTTCAGTCCGGTAACTTTTTTGAACTCCTCATAGGTATGTAGTAATTGAAAGTCATTCAACGTATGATTTATGGCATAATAAAACATTCTATACGTAGAGTAAACGCAATTCATCGCCATATAAAAATCTGTTGTAGCATGATAGGTGCGAAACTCTATAGTCTTAGTCTTAAAATATGATGATATGTTAATTGCGTGACGGATAAAACCTTTCTTTGAATTGTTAGTAAATAATTCTCTTATGTCGTCAAATGTTTTGGATTGCAAAACACCATTATAATATTTTTCAGTAGGAATCGGCATGAGATTGAAAACCATTTCGTCCCATTCTGAGATATTCGCATACTTTTTGATGAACGGATAGCATACATAAAAGAAAAGAAAGATATTTTTTAATTGCTCCACCGACAAATCCCCAGCATAGATATGGACATGTGTATAGACGCTCCATTTGATTACACCTCCTGCATTTACCATAGATTCATATACACTTTTCAATTCGTGCAAATCTTTCAAGCAAAGTCTTAGCGGTGGAGTATTAATTTCGCCACCAAATCTCTTATTACACGTCCCGTCTGTGTTAACAATATCCTCATCCTTACTCCATGAATATCCTGTTGGCAATGACACTTTACTACGGTCAAGATTACACATCTCAATCTCGACACCAAATGTACGTGTTTTTATGTCTGTGCTAATATCCATATCTTGTTTCGCAAAGTTCTTCTATATACTTTTCGCAACCTAATCTCTGGATAGTTCTTCCGTTTTCTCTAAAATCTTCTCCTAAAGCTACACTTGAAATATTGATGAGAGATGTTGTAATGGGAACGTCTACGCCTATTCTTTTGGCAATGCTTTCCAACAGGATAAGACCTTGTGAAACATCTTCCGTGATGTATCTTGAACGCACTGAAGTAGGACTTATCGCCCTATCTTTGGATTCAGAGTATTCGTAAAAACTCTTTATAGGGTCACCGAGAAAACCTCCTGCGACAAAAATATCGATAGGATTACAACCTAATCGTTCTAAAACCTTGCGTTTCTCTTTATCCAAATCCAGCATAACCTTAAAGGTCGCATCATTACCACGGGCGTATGCTTCCCTATACATACAGAAGTTTCCCTTGCTGTATTCTATTCTTGGAATGCTCATTATGGATCCAACGGTATGCAAAACCATATTAGGGTTGAGTAATGCGGATTCCAATACTGAGTATTCGTTGCTGAAACCTTTATATAGTTGACGGATTCTATCCATACACTCCCCTGCTATTTCTTTTTGGAAGATAGACAATGGGCTTCTTGTAAGCCTGCACCCAACCCGGAATACGACTTCTCCGGGGACATCATCTTCTTCTATTCGTCCTTCAAGATATGGGCCAGCAGTTTCCACTATGACTGGCATTGAAGAACAGTGCTTTTTGAAGTAGAAAGATGACATATAACTGCAAATGCAAATTACAATCTGGCTCCCGTTGAGAAACTTGCTTATTCTCTCGATAAGATTTTCGTGATAGGTACTTTGAATTGTCACAATGACGACATCAGCTTTTGTTACTTTGCTAATGTCATGAGATACTTCATTGATTACAGCAGTTCTATAACTACAGTTCTCTTTCAGCAATACACGGTTATTGTTCTGACGGATTTTGTAAAAAACTGATTCTTTCGAGTGGGAGGTTTTAATCAAAGAAACGTCGTGTCCGCCAATAGATAAATCTGCTGCTATGGCTACACCTACATTACCACACCCTAACACTGTAATTTTGATAGGATCATTAGAGTTCTCTTGTCCTTGATTTAAAGGATTTGTTATCGTTTTTTCGTCCATATATTTAAGTTGTATATAACTTCATATACATTTTGTGCTAAGTCTGCCAAGCGTATTCCCGACAGGACTAAACACAAATCCATCATTTTTCAAGCTACTTGCAAGAACACTTATGCAATTCTTCGGCTTCTTTCAGTCGTGTCAGATAGCAATTACTATCACCCCGTAAACTGCACAAGCTTTAATGTTCTTGCTTTTGCTTATCGCTACTATAAGGGTTGAGCGGAAACAGGGAATCGAACCCCACTCTTTGGCTGGAATGCCAACGCTCTGCCGATGAGCTATTTCCGCAATATGGGCAGCCTGCAAACCGTTTATCAGAATTTTCACTGCCCTTCTTTGTACTTTGGTCGTTATTTCTTATCTCTGAGGTTGAAGTGGGATTCAAACCCACGAATAACGGTTTTGCAGACCGTTGCGTTAATCACTTCGCCATTCAACCAAACCAATGCTGTCAAACCACCGCTTGCTTGGCAAATCTGACAGCATCCCATCAAACGCTATTGATGGTTGGCATTATTTTCAAAACAAACTCGCTTGTTCATAATTGGGCTCTTTCTTCTCAACAACTCCAAATTCTGTGATTTCAATACCAGTATTTTCTGTGATCCATTTTGCCAAAATATGGCGATGGCAGAAATCACCCGGTTTTTCGTAGCAACAAAGAGCAACGTCTTTTCCTCCGCTTAACATTTCAATTTGTTTCACGACTTGGTTCGCATCTTGGCTTGCCAATATTCTGTCGTAAAGTTTTAGGTATTCATCGTGGGAACAAGGTCCACTTACCATATAACGAGTCGGGCAAACATTCAGCATTTGTGGAATATCAGCTATAAATCTGGGTTTTCCGATTGCTACGCAAATCATATTAACTCCCGCCTCTTTCAGTTTTCGACTATTACCGAAATACGATGTAAAAATCTTCATTTTTTGTTCTTTTTACGGTGTAAATATATAAAAAGTATATGAAATTCATGCACTTTTAGTGCTAAAATTGTCTAAACTACCACGTTTTTATTATTTCTATGACTTTTTCATATTCTCCAGCGTGTAACAATGACGCTTCGGTGTGGAAATTTATATCAGTTAATCGATATTCTATAAGTAAACAGGTATATTCATCACCAATTTTGCGATGGTTTTGATGTTTCTTGGCAAGTGATTCCAATTCTGTACAAGATAGACAGTAGTGATTCTTGCGATTAAGATTCCGCATCTTATTAACATCTTCTTCTTTCAAATCTTCGTATGTCATGGCTTAATCCTCCTCAAATTCGTCTTCATATACAAAAATATGTTTACCACTTCCACAAATCTCGACTTCCCATTTATGCATGTTCGGCCAATATTCGATTAGAATTATGTTTCTATAGCCTTTATATGGCTCTTTCAATGTTGCTGTTCTCATTGCTCATGATTTATGTGATTTGATACTCGTTTCTTTTAGCTTAGCGAAATAATCAATCCGATCTTTGTCTTCATATCGCAATCGCTGGGAACATCTTTCTATGCTGTCTCTCTGTTCTTTACTAAGCATATCTGCGTGTTTAGTCCATTCGATTGAACCGGCAGGAAGAAACTCAAACTTAGGGAAAAATTTTGTTTCATATGAAAACCTCACTATTCTAGCATATTCCCTCAAATCGTTTGTTTCTGGGTCTGTGGAATTAGGAGTCTCAATTGATTCACATACAATTACCATACAAGGATAGTATAGGAACACGATTTTATTTGCTTTCATCGCTATATATTTTATCCGTTATACGTTGATGTTATTTCTTCTGCACGGAGTTCTTTTCTTAACTCATCGTTCCTATATATTCTCACGGCTACTATTCTAACCGTATCGGATAGGAAACGCCCGCAGTCATTAGCTAGCTTAACTTGTAATTGAATAGCTTTTGCTAAATTTTTAGTACGCTTTCTTATGGTTTTCTTGAATCCGAAAACATAATCTTCGGTATCGATTTCGAACTGGTAGGTGTCAGAGTGTAATATCTGGTTAAGCTCGGATGTCATTCGTTGTATTTTGCTCATTGATTTATGCTTTAAAATTCAACAATTGCGATTTCATATTCAAGACCTGAAAGAACACCTTCAATCAAAGATTGCATTTCTTCCATTTCTTCCATTTCTTCCAACTCTGTTCCTTCAAACTCTTTTGATTCCCAGATGTTCGATGCAGTCCATTCACCATTCTCTGAAAGGAAGCGATTATCTTCTATTCTCCAATAACCATTTCTCGCATCTCTTAAACTGATTTCAACTTCTATCTTTTTCATTGCTCTTATTGATTAATTTGTTATTTTTGATATGTAAAGATACAAATAATATATTGAATACCAATGAGTTATATCTTTTATTTCATGTGCTTAAACTTTATTTAACTTTTTGATTTACAGGTATTTAGCAATCAAAATTGACTTGCTTTTCTCCACCTCTGCGCTGGTATCAATTCCGAGTTGTCGATAAAACCCGGCATTGCCTGAAAGACATTCGTGGGCTATCTTCAATGTCCTGCGTTCTTCTTTGGAGAAACCAACTCGAAAAGTAGAGAATATAGCTAATGCTTCTTTCAAATAGCCGGAGTGGAGTAGGGATATAGCTTTACTTGTTTTGGTTTCCATAAGGGTAAATTTCGATGTCTTCAAAATCATCGTTAGTAAGGGCGATTTCTTCTGTGTTTATCATTTCTTCTACTTTCTCATGAGCGGAATCCATGTTTTCTGCTTCTACCTCCACTACCTTCGAGTAGGTTTCGATTATTCTGAATTTGTATTTCATTCTATATTCCCTTTATTTAGTTTTGAATTTTGCAATCCTGCATGATACCCATCAATCCATATCAACAATTCTGTGGGTTTCAGATACCCGCTTATCCTGTGACATGGAATGCCCCCTTCTATTACTCTATCCCCAGTAAATGATTTGTCATGTATTACGAACGCATAATACCCATAAGAGAATGACGAAGCGGTTAGATGCATTTGATTAGCATGACAGTACTTTTCTAATTGTTTTAATGCTTCTTTTTGTGTCATAATTGATGATTTATAGATTTTCGTTGATTTTCTTTTCTGTCCGTTTAATGAATCGTTTAATCATATCTTCTAACTCATTCCTTAAATTGTCCTTGTCAAGATATGAGCAGAAAGTTTTCGCATTATCCAATGATTGTAAAATATCGATGACAGCATACGATTTTTATCCGTTAGATTTAACAATGATTATTCGTCACTTATTACCCCCCCCATAATTTTACTGCAAGATCATAATTCTTTTGAGCTTCATTTACTGCTTTTTTGGCATAAGTAAGAGTGTAGGAGTGTTCACGTGGATATTTGCCTGACTTTACACCTTCATGATATTCTTTGGCTTCTTCCAGCTTGTGCGCATAAAAGTCAATACTTTCCGGCATAGATAGGTTGATGGTTGTAGCACGCTTGTCCCAGTATTCGGCTTCTCTTTCATGTTCTGTTGCTTTGTCGCTAAATTCAACGCTTTTACCCATGTTTCTCCAAGCATCCGCTATTGCTTTTCTGTGTCGTCTTTCGCTATGATGTCCTACTTTAATAGGTTCTCCAAGTGAAAGAAAATCTCTGTCCTTATTTGACTTTTCGAAATATTCATGACTTTTTTTATTTGCTGATACAGACCATTCACGTCTACGTTCGGCTCTACGTTTTGCCCATTCTTGTACGTTGAATCCGTCAGCCCTTACGATGGAGTAATAATAGAATCCGTCACGCTCAAATATCAGATTAAAAACGATACTTTCATTCTCTTTTCCATACTTGGTTGTAACTAGAATTTCCTCACCTCTTTCGTGCTTTTCTTCGCACTTTGCCAAAAATACGTTTGGCGCAAATTTGTAATATGTGTTCATTGCTCTTATGTATTTGCAGGGAAAAAGTCCTGCTGATTAAACTTATGCTATTTCTTTCATTATAGCTTCACATTCAGATTCTGAAAGCTCTGATGGTCGCCATTGATTAATACCGTCTGAAACATAAACAACACCTCTTTTGCCGCATCTAACAACTTCTTTTATCGACCAATATAACATTACATATTCGTGTTCATTGGTGTCGTAATTAAATCCTACGTATTGTCTGGATTTAATTGTTACAGCGTTTTTCAATGGGCATTCACCGTTGTTATTAGTGATAACTTCTTTTATTCTCGTCTCTAAAGATTTACTTGCTTTCATATCTCTTATCTTTTAATTATTAGTAATATTGGTTTGTTTTAGTATTGTAAAGATACTCATTATCAGTGAGTTAACAAAATATTTTCAACCTTATTTTACTCATAATCAAGAGTTTAACTTTTGGTAACTTGAAATGAAATATGAATGAAATGGAGTATCACGGACAATAGGTTTAATCTATTGGTTTTTATTAAAGTGACCCGGCTTTTGTTTCCACAGTGATATAGCCGGGCCACCGCTCTTGTTGTTTTGGAAGAGCACGTGTATTTGGTGTATCAATCTCCGCAATAACGCCCGCTTTGGTTTCTGTAATACTCTATTATACCTCTTTCCATTGCTGAGTCGAATACAACCGATTCGGGCTTTTGTGCGGATTCCGACTTTCTCATTAACCGGCTGGCTTCTTTTTCGGCTTTGCGGGCTTCCGCTTTCATCTTAAACCATGCGTTCCTCAAACAAGCACTGAATGACTGGCAGAACTCACGGCCGAGAACCGAGATAGAGCGTTTATACATTACCCATGCCATTTTGAAAAGTTGCGATTTGTTGATTTTCGTTTTCATATCTTTGTTTTAGTTTTATGATATAAAGATACAAGTTATATCTTGTATTTACAATAGTTTGAGCAAGATTTATCTTGTATTTAACTTTATTTATACAAGATATAGCTTGTATATACTAATAAAAAAACGACTTTTGTAACAGAAATAACTTTTAGGATATGAGAATAAGAGATATTATTGAGCAAAAAGGTATAACGACAAAAGAGTTAGCCGAAAGAATGGGAATTAGCCAAAGTGCATTGAACCAACATATATCAGGGAATCCTTCAATTAAAGTTCTTACTTCAATTGCTTCTAATTTAGGAGTTGATATATGGGAATTGTTTGTATCACCAGAAGAAGTACGACCCAATATCGATACTACTGTATTGACGTGTCCTAAATGTGGAGCGAAGTTAAAGGTAATTGAGTCAAAAGATTAAGCCATGAACGAGGAAATAACAAAGCTATTGCTTCAATGCGACACGTTGAAAGCCCGTTTGTTGGGGCTGCGCCCATTACCACCGGATGCCCTGCAAAAGATAGAGAATGCGTTTGCCATTGAATACACCTATGAAAGCAACCGGATCGAGGGAAATACGCTCACACTGCAAGAAACTGAGTTAGTAGTGAACGAGGGAGTTACTATCGCCGGAAAGTCAATGCGGGAACACCTTGAAGCGATTAACCACGTTGAAGCGATAGACTACATAAAGGACTTTGCAAAGGGAGGTATGGAAATATCGGAGCGCACAATCAAGGAAATACACGCTATTGTGCTACATGGCATAGACAGAGAGAATTCCGGACGTTATCGGTGCGTGCCTGTTATGATTTCGGGAAGTACACATGTCCCTCCACAGCCGTATTTGATACAGCCACAAATGGAGGCTTTTATGACAAGGTTTTCCGGAATGGAGGAGCAGGGCATTCACCCGGTGCTCATTGCGGCTTACCTTCATGATGAGTTGGTACGCATACACCCGTTCATAGACGGGAACGGGCGTACATCTCGGCTTCTGATGAATCTATACTTACTCCGCAACGGTTATACGCTGGTAAATCTCAAAGGCAGCAACGAGGACAAAATAAGCTATTACAAGGCACTGGAAGCCTCTCATACGGAGAACAATCCGGCAGAGTTCCAAAAGGTCGTTATACGGGCTGAAATAGAATCTTTAAGCCGGTATCTCTCGATTGTAGGATAGTATTGTCTGGATTTGAATTAAAGATTATGAATGAAGCAATGATTTCATTTGTAACTCGTTTAAGTTTATTTATTACCTAATCACGACCTAAATTTAAAGTATAAGGAGACAAAAAAGGAGGGCGTTTTGCGTCCTCCTCGTTATGGATCCTGCTTTATATTCTTACCACAAAGCAACCTTTCCGCCTATTCCCAAATCAAGGGTGGCCGTTGTAATTCCCAAAGCCTTAAAAACTTTGCTCATAGTAGGAAGTGTTATTATACACTTACCGCTCTCCAACTTACAAATTTGAGAGCGTTTCACGCCTACTTTTTTGCCTAATTCCTCCTGTGTGAGGTTCTGTTTGAGCCTTTCTGCCTTGATAGCCTCTCCAATGTAATAAGCCTGCAAATCATCTTTGAGTTGAGCTTCCATAGCGTCCCTTTCGGGAGTGCCCACCTTTCCCCATACATCATCTATCAATTTGTCTGCTGGTGTGAAATTCATCTTTGCCATATCTGTTACTTTTTATCATTAAAATATTCTTTCCTTATTCTCTCTGCCTTTTCTATCTCCTTTTTAGGGGTTTTCTGCGTCTTTTTCACTATCCCGTGAGTAACCACTACCAAAGCCCCTTTCTTGGTGTCCCAGAAAGCAAACAGACGGTAACAAATTCCGTTGAAAAGCGTCCGTAACTCCCATATATCAGAGTTTTCCAATTTCTTGAAAACGTCCTTTTCTATTAGACCACTCTGCACTCTACGAATATTATACGCTATCTTCTGCTGTGCCTTGAATGGCTGCTGCCTTACAAAACTGTTCGCCTCATCGCTTAGTATTATGGTTATCGTATGCCCGTCCATATCGTTTCTTGTTATATTTACAAAGATAATAATTTGTTTCCAAATTAGCAAACAATCGTATCTGTTTTTATTCTATTTTAGAAAAATTTCTCTCTCGGCTTGTCGTTCGTCTTACTCCACCCGGCATGAAAGCTCGGAGGGGAGATGTTCAGGAAATTGGGATCCGATATATTATAAACATCGGTATCTTTATATTAATGCTTAAAATATTACGTTTCATATCGCCTTAAAATCCAATCGGCCTAAATTGTCATTTATAGACTTAATGATACTTTCCTGTATCAAGGTTCCGCATTGGGTTGTTAGTTGTATAAAGTGATCTGTATCATTATCTGATACAATTCCGTACTTGTTCTTCCAGTTGCAAAAAGAGTTCTCTATATCCCGCAATCCTGCCAACATGATTAATAACTCCCTTGTCTGTCCACTGATGACTGCGTTACGCATGGTATCGACGCTACGATGTTCGATTACTTCTACTGTCTGCTCATCTTGTTTTAATTCGGTTGTTTCCATATAAAAAAAGTTTATTGTTTAACGATGTTCGGAATAGCGGGAATCCTCCCGGACACGTCCGCTACCGGTGGGATAGCTTACTTTCACAAGCGGCTGCCCCGTCTATAATTTAACAAACATATAAAAGCACCCTATTAGGGTAGGGTAACCCCGGAGCGGATAAACCGCCCCTTTGGATTTATATAACTTTATGGTTATAGCTGATATTATGACGAGAGTTTGGTATTGAACAATTCAATGACAAACTTTCTGCCTGATTCGGTCCAATACATGTGTTCTCTTGATTTCTGTACTCCGTTATCCATATAAGGGTAGGGGACATGTTTGGTAAATCCTTTACTGCGGTATTTGGCCGTGAGGAAGTAAACAGAAGATTGTCTGTATTGAACTCCCCATTCACATAGTAGTTTGTTCAGCTTTATAGCCGATACACCTAAGAATGCTGCTATCATGTTTGTCGTCACAAGTCCTTCACTCGACATGATTTCATCGTAACATTTACCTTTGGGGGCGAGGATCTTTATAGTATCGTCCTTTATGGATATTTCCTCGTCTTTTCTCTCGATGATAATTTGTTTCTGGGCATTTTCAGCTTCGAGCTGCTTTAATCGTTCTTCTCTTTTGGCAAGAGTGGCTTGTGCAATGGTTAGCGCACGTGCCATGATTTCTTCTGGTGTGTCTTCTTGCTTGGTGGAGATGTAGCCGCCTGTGGTGCGGATAGCAGGTAAAACTTCGGAAGTCACCCAACGTTTGAATGCTTTTGCAGTGGGTAATTTGCTACCAAATACAAGAGAATATACTCCACTTTCATTGATAATTGTTGTACTTTGTTTAAATCCTTGATTGTCAGGGATAGCGTGTTTTGCGCTATCCTCATTATCAACGTGTTGTGAGATTGCAGAAACAGGATTTGAATATCCTAATGCAATTGCGACATCTCTGCCAACGAAATAGGGTTGATTGTTGACTTCAAGGGCACGGATTTTTCCGAATTCAGATGATTGGAATAGCTTTAATTCATTCATATCTGTAACCATTTAAAGATATGTTTGTGGCAAACGAAAAGCGGCTGCCATATACGCTGGTTACAGATGGTGAAATACCCTCGAAGAGCATACACAATATCTACGTATAGGCAACCGCCAATATGTAAAAGTATAGGCATAAAAAAAGCCCAACTTCTATTGAGCAAATTAACCGCTTGCTCTGCGAGGTAAATGCAATTACCATCTGTAACCATTACAAAAGTATTGAATTTTACGAGGTAATGCTAATTATTGGGCACAAAATTAGAGCATGGAATCTTGAAAGTATATGAATTTCATACATAATTCAATATTATTAACCTTTGAGGGCTATTATACGATTTCCTAAGGCAGTGAATCGTAAGGCGAAATTCAGTTTAAAGTAAAATCCCCATATCTTCACAAATAATGAAGTGCACCACAAAAGTTGTAACAGAAAACGTAAAAAGAAAGCGATGAAAAATTAATCTCACTGCTTTTTATATGCCTCAAAATAGACGTGTGTAAACAAATGCCAAATTAGAGTTGTACAAACATCAATTCTTTAAATCAAAGGAATTATCCGTATTTTATCGAGCAAGCCACAAACAAGGCCATCGCGCCGAATATGGCACTTGCTACTGCGATGATGGTAGTTATAATCCATTTCCAGTCTATGGGATTGCGCAAGTTAGGATTGGTGGCAAGATAAATTTTTCCATATTTCGTTATGCGGACATCTTCAAGTTCATGCCCCTCGTTCCATAGACCTTTGACAAGACCCAATCTTTCCAGTGAGCCTACGCACGAAATGAATATATGGTGCGGATAAGTGTTTGGGCAAACAATCCCGCTGCTGATTAAACGCAACACTTGCTTCTCCTGTTTTGATAGCTTGATTTGCTTCATGGTTGCCACTATTTATCGTCTTTCCTGAATGGATTGAAATCTGGGTCTTCATCTTCATCGATAATGCCGTCAAGGTACATATTAGTATTGGCTTCATCTTGCCAACGCTCAAACACGGCACGGTCGGCCTCGTCCCAGCCGGTGCGTTCTTCGGGTGTCATAGTAGCACGCTGGGCTTCGATATGCTTGATTACTTCTTTTTCTTGTTTCCTTTCCTCATCAATCTCTTTAATTACTTCCTCGATAGAAGAATAACAGGATTTGGCATAGCAGCATTCTGTACCGCCATAGATAAAAGTAACGGTTTTTTCCGTTTCGCCGATTATTTTATATTTCTTCTTCATTGCTCTACAAGTATTATTCTATAAGTGCCATCTCCTTCTATCCTACGTTTCTTAACCAAGAACTTAGTTCCTTTGTCAAACAGAATTTCATGTTGATTTTCAAGTGTAAATATACCATTAAATTCTGATATTTTACTGATATTGCGCCCGTTTTTGCTCTGTATCTCAAAGATTACACGCTTGTGACTCTTGGGTATTCCGGCACGTGATATGAACTTCATAGGTGTATCCATGTAAAGGCTGGACGAAATGAAACCCTTATCGGACACTACATCGCCGATATGGTCAAGGAACCGTTCTTGAAGTTTCTTTATGCTCATGGTCTCTCCACGATAAACAACACCTTCATATTTGGGGAGCCTTGATAAGGCTTGACTTATCAGACGGCTTGCCACGTCCACATATTCATCTTCCGTTCCATTGCGTAAACGTCGGTTAATTTCACGACTGGTAGCCCCCTTGTTGCCAGAGGAGATGGCTTGGGTATAGGCATTGACCGCAGCTTGCTGCACTTCGGGAATATGCGGATAGATCTTGTTGTAATACTCTACACGGCTCATAGCAAGATTTGTCCTGCGCTTTCGAACAAAGGTTTTCTCTGTCTTGTTATAAACATTTACCTTAAAGTCCTCACGAATATATTTATCATTATCACGAATAAAATAAGGTGCGCTGTCCCAACTCTTTGCTCGCTGTATATTTTCGTTTATCCACTTTTTGAAAGCGTCCGGTACGTCTTTAACTTCGTTCACGCTTGCTGTCGTGGCTTCACTCCGACCGTCCCATTCCCAAAATTCTTCTTCGGTTTTTAGAATGGGTATCTTGTAACACCGGCAAAGGGGATGCCAACCGGTCCATTGGAAGTCTTTCGGGTACTTCCCAGCTAGTATATCGCAAATGTCTTGGAAAGGCTTTCCGTTGCAAGTATGGTTGTTGCTCAACTTGATTTCATATCCCACCACGAAGTCCATCTGTTGCCAGCGTAGGTTTTCTGCTTGGCGGTATGCCATATTGATTTCGGAAGCAACCAAACGGATAGAACGATACTCGCAATCCATTGCCCGTGAAGCTTTTCCGAACCTTTCCTTGTAATCTTTTTGTAGTTGCGGGAAATCGAGCAGATATTTGGAGATTTGCTTGCTTAATGTAATTGCACTCGTACCTTTTTGAATGGCACATGATATAGCTTCTTCAAGTTCCTGTTTATACAGAGTCGATTGATTCCACAACTTATCTGATATGGTAAATCCTTTATCCTTACGTTGCTGAAACGCTTTCAATGCATCATTATTGGGCTGGTATAGGATTTCGTATTTCTCCTTTCCTATGGTTGCGCCATAAGTTTGCAATACTTTGTTGGCAAGAAGATCTTGAACTTCGTTGCTGTTTTTCCATTCTTCAGAAGTGCCACTATATATTACAGCTCCGATGTCCTCAACGAACCTTTCTTGTAAGTCTCTTATCCGTTTTCTTGTTTGGGGATAATCCGACCACATAAACGGCCTATCACTATCAATGGTAAAATCGGTAATTCCGACTATTTTAGCCGCCTCTAAATTCAAATCCTCGTATATGGATTCCACAAGCATGACGTATTTGGCGAGCCGTTTATTCAGCTCGCCGTACTTGCGTTTCTGATTTGGAGTTTTCGGCTTTGCCATACATGCCGTTTTATAGCTTTAAGATATATTTTAAGCCAGCGGCATAAGCAATATACCCACGCCACCTTTATCTTGAAAACTGATATTTCCCATAATTATCTAATTAAATTGCTGACTCTCCAAATATATTGTCGACCCTGCTTTGTGAAGTGATAGTCTCCTCTTGCCGTATCTGTTCCAATGTAGCCTGCGCGTCATTGCTATAACCTGCCTGTTGGATAGATTCAAGCTGAGACATGACTGGTTTTCCGCCATTAAGTTTCAATAAGCGATCTGCTGTGGCATCTTCATCTTGTTGTATGAAGGGGGTAATGATATGTTCAATCTCTATATTATCAATTTCGCTTGACCATGATGTATTCATGTGCTTTAAAAATTCTTTGATGACACTTGCCTCACGTTCGAAAAGCTCAATCCATGAGCCGCTTTCGTCTCCAACCTTTAAGTGTGCGTCGGTCAAAAGCATTTGTCTGGCATCGTAACCTATGTTCCCCAAAGACTTCATGTTGTCAAAAGAAACGTCCGGCATCTGCGATTGCATCCAATAGAGTTTAAGCAGGGTTTCCACATGATACTTCAATGCTTCGATAGATTGTGACCATGATACATACGATACGTCTCCATTATATTCCACACGGTAAACTCTACGGCTTTCTCCTTTATCTTCTCCACCTTTTATACCTCCGGCTATTTTCAAAATTGGTGCTGAATTATAGGCAATCACGTCGGAGTTGCGAGAAAGTGTATATTCCAATTCTTTGCGAATACGAGTTAATCCGTGGTATATAGGTACAGGTCTAAATGCGTATGCACCGGGTATTTTCATTAATCGTATTTGTTCAACAGTACCGACAGGTTCCCAACCTTTACCATTTTGTTTCCATTTATAATGTTTGTCCGATGTGTATGTCTCAAAATAAGTAATTACTTCGTCCTTTACCTTTTTGGTGTATTCAAAGGACATTGCAAGCATATCGTCAAGCTCGTCGATCAATGGATATAGTTTTACTCCCTCCATTGGCGAGTATGTCTTGCATTTTAGCTTATACTTACTATTAAAACCATATAATGTATTGGTCTTTTCTACTACGTACCAAATTGTGAAAATTTCGCATGAGGCGAAATACGCATTTGCACGTTTAATATTTTCTGTATCGATTCGGGCATACTTGTAAATTGCCTCTATAGCCTTTGCTATCTGTTGGCGGACTTCAAATCCTTCTGTGTTGTGGTAGATACGTTTTACAGGAATGGCAAACATGAACTCAGTCATACGCTTTGTAAGCAGCTTTTCAAGGCCAATGTAAATGCGTGATGCTTCTTCTTTTGTCCCGTCTTTGCGTATTTTATCTTTTCGTGTTATAGTATCTTTGGCTATTTCATGGAATGATGGTTCATACGCTTTAATAAGAAATTCCCATGAAGGAACACAAACGGATTTTCTTTTTAAGTCATTGATAATATTATCAACGGGTCGGGCACTGTTTAATATAGCGGTTATTTCGTCCATAGGCTTGTTTCGTATTACTTCATACGATTTTTTTTCAAAAATAGTAAAAGTGAATGAATTTCATATACTTTTAAACTATATTTCACACAGTATGTAGTCTACTGTATTTAGTCGCCGTATCTTATCTAAAATAGGAGATATGATACAATCATATGGTGAAGCAGGTTCAATATGACCCTCGCTGTATCTTATCTAAGTAATGGGATATGATACATCATAATCACTGTAAGTTCAACATATCCAATTTTATTAAGATAGTTCAGTAGTGGAAAATCCCTACCGTTAAGGGCGTACAGCCGCCCCGATGTTCAAGTTTATTATTCCTGCTTAATTAGATGAGCAAGCTCTATCTCCAAGCATTTGTTCATTACTCGTTGGGCATCGATGATGTTCTTGTGCCTGTTATTGAGTTGTTTTAGGACTTGGTTTTGCATCTCTACATTTTCTTTTTCCACTTCTCCTTTTTCAATCCGTTCCAGCAGGTCTGCTATGAAATCTTCCATATTCACATTCCCAATTTGCTGGAATACAACTTTCTGTTGCAATACATTCTCCATGATTTTATCATTTTATAGTTAGATTTATATTATTCATTTTGGCTTTATATTCTATCTTAGTTTTAAGCCCGTAGTATGACCAGTTACGCAAGACGAAAGGTATACCCTCTGTGTTTTCCTCTTTTGCATCTTTTTCACGTTGTATTTGGTTAAGTAGAATGATCTCGTCGCAACGGTTGTTTACGGCGTAATTAACTAACATACGACTGTATGTGTGTAGTTTTGTGTCAACATAGTGTTTCTCTTTTTCGTGGAAGTGGTTGAGAGCCTGAACTTTTCGTTTGCGTCCCTTCCCTCCTGTGGTGTATTTGTTCTTGATCTGGCAACGTTTGAGGGATTCCTGTATTTGACGACGACGATAGTTAAATTCTTCTTTCGTACCTATTTCATATAACTTCATTTTGTCGATGTCGTTGTTTACCTTATCGGAAACAAAACAACAGATTGGGTTGAATACACCAAGAAAAGCATACAATTTTTTACCCTTTATAGGGCTATTTTCAGATTTGGGAATATCTACACATAATAGTAAGAATGTTTTTCCATCATTTATCTGTATGGAAGATGTTACCATCTTATATTCTCCTTTTAGTATACGTTCGACAATTACACGGTTGTTGCTTCTATCCCTACCGAATCGCATTTGAAACGGTATTCCAATGAGTGTAAAGAAACACCCGTTTCTCGTAATTCCATCTCTTGAGATGTATTCTTCAAAACGCATATTGGTAAATCTGTCGGCTTTGAAAGGGACAGGCATGTTGCTTTTATAGCTACGTAGTGATTTATCCCATGTTCCTCCATTTTTTTTGTCATCTTGATACATCTTTCTGACGTTTTGAATGACGCATGACACCATTCCCATATCAGCACTTCCTTTAAATGTTTGACTCGCTACAACATATGGTGCATTATTACGTGAAGATTATCTCCTTTTACTCCGAGAAACGTAATAATTTCCTTATCTGTGTCGGATAGGTAGGGCATCGTATTATCTAGCGCAAAGAGATGAGAAGCGCACATGTTAGCTACTTTAACAGCTATATTGCGGTTATCGTATAGTTTTTTCAAATATAACTTCTTCAAATCTTTGTCACTTTCGCAAACAAATATTTCTATTTTTCTTGTTATTATCATAGATGATTACCTATTACTTACTGATTTCAAATATTTTTACATGATTTGGTTTGTAATACATTATCAGTAATTTTGTTACCTGTACTATCAAATACTTCTATAGTTGGTCTACCTCCGTTATCAATAGGAGAAATAGCCTCTGATGTTTCATATAAAGTTTCTCCGTCTGTAACCATTATCTGCTTGTCATCTTCAAAACAAAGTACATCTTCACCTTCCCATGATTTTATTATTTCTAACGCTTCTTTATAACTTTCTGCTTCGATAGAAAACTGGGTACGCTCCCAACATGTTACTTTGCGGTCCTGATAAAAATCAAATGTTTTCATTGCTCTTATGTAATATATCTTATTTTATTTCACTTATTGTAAGTTATGGATATTCTGCGCCTCTTGCATTTTCCAAAAAAATCATTGTGTTGCAAAAATCAACTGCTTCTTCGTATGTTTCAAACTTAAATGTTACACTTGAACCTTTCTTTGATACTTGGTATTTCATCGTTCTTGTCTTTTAATTGTTAGTAATGTTGTTTGTTTTAGTATTGTAAAGATACTCATTATCAGTGAGTTAACCAAATATTTACAGCCTTATTTTGCTCATAATCAGGAGTTTAACTTTTGGTAACTTTGCAGTTCCCATTTATATCCTGCTTCGTCCCATTATAAAATCTCATCATGTTTATTCTTGTATTAATTTTTTGCTTAATATTTTTCTTTTTGAGTTGTTCACCCCACTGATAGGCTTCCTCAATGACACTCTTGCAATGTTTCTTCTCCCAATTCTCGCAGAAAGGATATGACTTGTATATACTCTCAATCATGTTTCAAATAATTTTTTATAACTCATATTTTACTCCTAATTTTCATCAAATATGCTTTCGATTTTTTCGTTCACCCTGTCACATGTATCTCCAAAGGAAATGGCAAAAGATTCGTCGCCTACACGGTCTATGATGGATCGCAGGTCACGGGCGATGTGGTTGAACGCCCGCAGTTCTTCCAACATAGGAAGGGTAACAGTACCGTCATATTTTTTCAGTAGTGAAAGTAAATCGACGGCGGAGGATTCTGCAATGTCCGCCAACACTGGGATTTTTCTCAGGAGGCGATTGCATTTCTCTTTGTCCTCTTTGCTCATGGTGTCGGTGATTGTTTTTGCCGTGACTTGCTCACGGGTTTGCAGTAGCCGGTCGTATTGCCTTCGTAAGTTTTCAAACAGAGCAAATTCACCCCTTCTCAGAGCCTTCTCCATCTTGCGGCTGTACTCCTCTTTCAATATTTCAATGTTCATATCAGGACAATTTTAACTGTTCAACGTTACTTTCAATCTTAACTATCTCTTCAATGATTCGTTTCATTATTTATTGTCTTATATAATTTTATAAGGTTTATAAAATAAAAAAGCTATCTCAAAATAAAATTTGAGATAGCATCGAAAAAAAAGGAAATCTGCCCGTAGGCAGCTCTATACCTAAAAAAGAGGGTAATTATACCTTTTTATATTTCCCTTTAAGGTCGGTTTCATAAACATCTACGACCTTATCGGCAAGTACACTAAGATCTCTTGACATGCTACGATTCCTCGGTGGATAGCCTTTATGGAATTTTACTACATTAATTTTTGTCATATTGTCTTTAACAAACCTTATTGCTTCTGAATAATCGTAGTCTCCACTGACAAGAATAATTTTATCACATTTTTTACCAACACTAAGGGAAATCATTTTCACAGCTAGTGAAATATCAACTCCTTTTTCACCAACATAAGTATGTTTATATGGATCAATTTTTAAAACTCCTGTTTTAACCATTTCTATATTATCATGTTCAAGACATAATTGATCGTAGGCATATTCTATATTGGCAAATTTCTCCTTTTGCTTTTTAATCCATTCCAAAATTGAAGAGCATTCACTATTCACACTATCTTGTACTGTCTTAGGTATAGCGGAAAATTTACCATTTTTATAATTTTCAAGATGGGTCCTATATTTCTTGTATACAATTGAATTACGAATATTGGTTTCCGTATAATACGTATCAAGTATTTTGGCTGGCCTGAACCAATAGGCTCGTATAAGTTCTTCTCCGGCATCAATCATTGAATTGAATAATACCGTCCAATCAACTTCTTTCTCTATAATACTCATCTCTTGCAGACTATAATACAGGTTCTGCCCATCTACTAAAACTACTACTGTCTTTGCCATAAATGAAATAATAAAAATAAAGAAAGCCATCCCACAATAGATGGCTTAGTATAAATCTGGCATAATGCCCATTGTAATCGCGCTTAATGCGCATGTTCAAGGTTCAAGGTAAAACCCTTAAATTTTCATATCAAACGATATGACGTTGCAAATATACGTATTCCAGTTAATAAAACAATCATTTTTAATGACTTTATTTGTTAAAATATATATATCAGATTTATTCGTCTTACATAATTATTTCAATATCAACTCTCTTGGTTCTTTATCCTCCCATTTTACTTCTGGGAATAAACTGTCACTTAATACAACAACAGTAGTATTTTTGTCTCTAAATCCCCATGTACACTCACGTTTAAATGGTTTAGTTGAGTACATAAACAATTTTCCACTTTCGTCTCTTGCTATCCACATAACTTACTCCTCCCACTCGATTTTAATAGTTGTGATGTAATCTTTTTCTATTTCTCCATCTTCAAGAGCTTCTTTTTCTGTTGGATAAACACAACAAACTGTATCCTCGAAATCTTTAAAGATATTCAACCACCCCTCTTTCTTCCGGGTGAACATCATGAGGTCGTATTTATTGTGATTGATTATATTCTCATTACAAATTCCGTCTAAGGTATAATCAATAACCTCCTCACATTCTGCATTTTTCGAATCAACTACAAGAGCAATAATGGGGCAATCTTCACCATGTCTATCAAAGGAAATAATCCTTGCCTTTCTTCCGTCTCTTGTACATACTAGCTTACCAGCTTTGGCTGCTTCAAGGTCAAAGGGTTTAAGATTACTTGCACAAACCTTTTCAGGTATGGTATCTCCTAATTGAAAAGCATTTTCTACTATCCATTCAAGAGTTACTTGTTTGGGGTCTCTATCAATAGCCCAAAGACCGCAAGTAGAATCATAATAATGTTCTAATTCCTCATAAGTCAATTTCTTTTCTTCCATATTTTCTTTATTTTGTTTGATTTTGATTACTACTTTACTTCCGTCATAACTTGACCCAAGCCCAACATTTGTCGGCTCGCAATATGTCTTATATACTTGGTAGCAATTCCCCATACTCTTAAAAGGTTCACCGACTTTTTCAAGTTTCTTGAAGATTACAGACTTTTTGTCACTTCTATAAGTTCCACTACATTTATCAAGGTCACAATTACCTATGATATTAAAAGAACATAATTCACAAACAGTGGCACAATCATGTTGTTTTGGTTGCTCTACACACTGATACCATTCTCCGTTGTACTCAAATATTTCTCCTACTTTTCTTTCCATAATCATATTTCATTTTAAATCGAATATCTTGCTTGAATCCCTAATAGAATCAATAGACATCTTGGCACTCATTTGCCCCATAAATTCAGCAAAATCCATCGCCCGATCCCAACTAGACCATCTATGAGTAATCTCTACTAGTTCAAAAGCATTTAGTAATACCAATTTTTCGTTTTTCTCTCTCAGATCATTTACCGCATTTCTTACTCTGTGATAAAATTTGTCATTATATCTTTTTGCGTTATATGGTTCCGCACCTTCTCTTGGTTCAATACTACGATATTTAACCGAAAACGAAGGAAGTTTGTCTTCCTGAATCGCATTATATACATCACTCTCCACCGGGCCATAAGGCATAGCATAGAAATTATCGAATATGTCTAAAAGGTCATCGCCTCCATCTTTCTTAGGAGCAGCAGCCAAAAACAGCAGTTTCATGGCTGTAAGTTTAGGAAACGGATTGCCCTTAATCGTTTCATGATTATCCCGCCACTCTTCAAAAAGGTGGAGCATATAATCAAATGCCTCTATTTTATCTACTTCCATGATTTCATTTTACCAGTTCGAAATCATACACAAATACATAGGGGTTTCTCTCCCATGTGCCTTTACCGCTTACTTTATCAATTAGAATTTCGTAGGCATCTTGCGGTGTACAATAAGGTTGTTTATCATTTGGAACATAGTATGCGTCCATAAAATGAGTATCTGCACTACCACATTGCCCCTTTATTATTCCCTCTTTCAAACAATCTTCATCTGAAATATCTTGTAACCGTTCAACACGTACATGGGTTATGCGGATTTGGTGTGGCATTAGCTCCGGCTTCACATACATTTTATTTGTCCAGCCTGCACCGTTTGGGAATAAATTAGGATTGCACTCATCATTGTAAAAGGAATTGTAGCTTTGAGCGACGGCTACGATTTCACCTACTTTATACGGGAGTCGGAATATGCTACCACCTTCCAGCTTTGCTCCATAACCACAGAACTCACAATAAACACTACAATCTTCGTTGACAACCAAACTCATGGGTTTGTCCTTCCAATATGCTGATTTATACCAACGATGTACCGTAGAACAGTCCTCCGGTTGTGGTTTCATTATCCGCCTTGTCTGAGTTTTTCTACCTTCAAGTACAGCTTGGGTGAGCTGAAATTTATCGTTAAACATAATCTTCTTCATAATCTTTTCTTTTTAAGTCTTCCATATTTCTTACATACCAAATAGAAATATTATAGATTGAATTTCTTGATTTCTTCCTCAGTAAACCATTGTTCCGATTTCAAAGGCTTAAAGCTAAATAGCATTTTGTTATAGGAATGTCTATCATAAATTTTATCCCATTCTTTATGCATAGATTTACACTTATCAATATCTTCATGTAATATGCGAAGTAGCTCATCATAAGCTCTACCTAGTATATACGTTCTGAAAACAAATACTTTTTCATTTCTTATGAGAATATATAAGTTGGCTGCTACTATTAAAATTATAAAACTTATCAGTATGTTCATTGCTATTCCTCCTGTTTATTTGGTAACAAGTCTTCTACATATGCCCAACGTATCCAACCTTCCATAAAGAAAGAATCATCATAGTGGTCTCTTATTGCAACCTTTATAAGAGGTATTCCTTGTTCTTTATACTCCAATAGAATTGATTTAAAACATTCTGGAATTTCCTTCTTATCTATGTAATGCCACACTGAATTTATCCGCCAGTTTGCACCATGCTCGAAAGCATCAGCTATTGCGTACTTATCAAAATCTCCAAAGACATAAGATGGGGTTGCTGTTTTGGCATATTCTAATGACTTCTTTTCAATATCTTCTATTTTCATTACCTATCAATTTTTCTCATTAACTTCAACTAGATGACTGTCTATTTCCTCTATAACCTCAATAGCCGCTTGTAAGAATGCTTTATTAGTTGTACGGATATATCCTGATCCGAACTTACCTATCTTGTATTTGTCTGCCGTAAAAACGATATATTGCTTTGCAAACAGAATGTTGATACAGCATTTTAATCGTTCAATCATTGCTTTCCTCCTTTCTCATATCTTTTTTATATTTCCAACGAAAAATAAATCTACATTTACCCAATCGTAAGCATATAACCAATCCTTATTCCGCGATTCTTCATGAATCCCTATTATTACATAAGTAGCTATAACTTTCTTTTTTGAGAAAAAAACATTAACAGTAACTCCTCTTTTGGGGACGATATATTTTCCATTGTCATCGTATATCTGTATATGATCTGTTGTTTTCGCTTCACTTTCTGTCATCATCGCCCTATAATTATACCATTTGTCTTTAATATATAATGGTATACCGTTTTTCTTTGCTTTTATCCATTTTAAAATAAACATCTCTTATTCCTCCTTTATAAAATCTTTCATGAAACAAATCCAATGTGTATTAGAACGTTTGCCGGATATATGCCCGAATATTGGCTTTTCAGGTGTGAGTTTAAGAACTTCCGACACTTTGATGTCGGTCTCGTTCCATTTGAAAATCAAAAATCCTCCGGGTTTCAGGACTCGAAAACATTCTTTAAATCCCTTTGCCAGCATATCACGCCAATCTGAATACAGAGCTCCGTATTTAATTTGTTGGTAGCCTGTTGGCGATGCTTTTTCGTTCAAACTTCCGTACATATCTGCCATCTTTGACTTTCCAGCATTCCTTAATAAGTGAGGCGGATCGAAAACTACCATCGAAAAAGATTTATCCTCGTAGGGCATATTTGTAAAGTCGGCTTGTATGTCGGGATTTACTTCAAATGATCTACCATCGCATAAATGAGTAGATACCTTTCGAATGTCTTGAAAAAGAACTCTTTCGTCATGTTTGTCGAAGTAGAACATCTTTCCCCCACAACAGGCATCTAATATCGTTTTTCTCATTGCTCTCCTCCTTTCATAAGTTCGGTTTCTCCCATATTCGTATTCTTTTTATAATTTATTGAAATAAACTGACTTGTATTCTTTTCAAGACCTTTTCATTTGCGTCGTTATAGAACTGTTTGTTGACCTCGAAACCATATGCCTTTCTTCCCAATGAGGCCGCCGCATACAGGGTTGTGCCGCTTCCTGCGCACGGGTCGATGACAACATCGCCCTTGTCCGTGAATATCTCTATCAACCGTTTGAGGAGCGGGACAGGTTTCTGGCAAGGGTGGCATTTGGGCGTGGTGTTGTCCCTCACCCAGTCGAAGCAGTTGAAAATCATTCTCCCGTTGTTGTTGAATTTGGGCAACTTGTCCCGATAAAGGATAAGGCCGTATTCGCAGTTGCCGACGACCTTCATGTTTGCTTTCAACACTTGCGCAGAGAAGTCCTTGCGGAAAACCAGCGGTATGTAGTGATTTAACCCGTATTTGCGTCCTAACTCTATGAATTTGAATTGCTGTTCGTACTCGCAAAACAGTATCATGCAGGGGGATTTGCCAGCTTCTTTCGGCTCTTTCACGAGCATTTTTGAACAGAAGTGCATGAACTCGGCCGGACGAAACTCGCTGTCGGACGAGAAGAATTGTTTGCCTGCCAATGCGCTCTCGCCGTTCTTGTTGTCTCCGTCGATATACCATGCGGGGTTGCTGGCGTAGGCGTTATTCGCCAAATTATACGGCACATCTGCTATAATCAGCTGCGCTTTTGGCAGACCATAGACTTTATAATTCTGGAATGAGTCGTTGTAAAGCTCTATGTCTTTCATACTTAACTTTCCTTTTTGCTGTAATTCTCAATTTGTTTTAATAATTTGGACAGTACACGGCAGTCTCGAATAGTCTTACCCGTAGCCTAATTACTGTATGATCTACATCTAACAACCCTATCCTCATAAGTCACTGAGATTAAAAGTTTTTATTTCCTCCTCGGTGAACCAATATTTGACTTTGAGAGGCCTTATGCTGTAAAGCATTTCGTCGTAGCTATTCCTATTGTATAGCTCGTCTAATCGGCTATATAGTTGCTTAGCTCTGTCTATGTCTTCATAGATAACTCGCTGAACTTCTTCATGGGAACAGTTGATAATATGCTTCGAGAAAACATATACTCGGTCATTCCTTATGTCAAGATAAATAAATATTACAAGCGTAATAAAAAGAATGGCTAATCCCGCTATCAATGTTATTTCCATGTCATTTCTCCTTTCTTAATTTTGCTTCAAATCATTCATTTCATATCCCATGTTAAACAGCCATTTGAGCTCTTCCCATTCCTCGAAGGTGAGGCTGGTGGTTCTGCTTCGTTCCCATTCCCGTTCCTTTTCCTCCTGCCTTTTCTTGTCCTCATAGAACCGCAATAGTTTCTCTCTGTCGGCTCTGAACTCTCGAAGAGACCTTGTTATCACCATAGGGTCGAAAACTCCGTAGAACGTCCCGTAAAGCCCTTGCTTGAACCGCTGAAAGAATACCATGAACTCGGTGAGCTTGAAATCGCCATAGCCGGAGATGATGATACGGGCTATCTCCTCATACTCCTTTTCCGTCATTCCGTCCTTGCGGACTCCCGAAAATTCGGCGAGGTCGAGAAGCTGTATTTCCAGCCACGACTCGGCGATGTGACTGCCGAATGTCCTCGATACACGGGCTATGCTCGGAGCCTTGCCGATAAAGCAGCGTTCGAGGCTCTGGCAATAGCGGCTTTGATTGTCTGGGCTAAAAAGGCAGAGCAGATTCTCCCCCGTCTTGTAGGTTGCCAGTATCTCCCGCTGCCAGCTTGGTGGCGATGGCTTCTGCAAACTCTGCATATCGCTCCTGTTTGGTCTTGGAATTAGGTTTTTGATGGATTCCGGATTGCTCATCTCGTGCTCGTTTTAGTTCGATTCTTAACCAGCGGGCAAAGTGTTGTTGTGCATCGCTGACGCTTTTTCTTGAAATACCCTCGTTTTGAAGTTTACGGATATATGCCTCGATATATAACCTCGATTCGTTCTCGTCAATGTGGTTGTTCATCGATAGCGTTTCTATCCACGTTTGATTTGAGAGTAGTTCTTCACGCAGTTCTGTCAGTGGCTTGTCAACGTCTTTGCCAAAATCTTCTTCTTTTTCTTTGCTTCTCGATAGAGAAGTTTCTTTTAAATCATTATCATTTTCATTATCATTATCATTATCATTTAAGCCCCCACTGGCTCGTTTGGCTCCCACTGGGTTATTTGGGGTCGAGTGGATCGTTTGGCTCCCACTGGACTTTGATTTAACCGTTTCAGAGTTTTTGTCATTACCTCCTTTACGCCCGTTGTTCCGGTTTCTCTCGACAATGCCCTGATATTTGAGTTCATCTATCTCGAATTGATTCTTGAAAAACTCAAATGCCATTTCAATGTCCTCCTCTACCGTAACCTCCTCGCCAAGTTGATATTTGAATATTGCTCGAAACAGCCTGCCCAGTTGTTTGTCCGATAATCTCGATATGGGTTTGTAAAATGATTTATAAATCAAAAAGCTGTCTTTCATTTATTCTCAATATTGATAGTGAATGCCCACCCGTTCAGGGTCTTGTGCTTGTCAATCTCACCGGCTTCGTTGCGATACTTTATCATCTCGTCATAGACGAATTTCAACACCTTAACCTTAAACGACGGGTTAATCCACATTGCAAAATCGATGAACAGTAAGGGTGACATCCAAACAGCCCCTGCCTCTTTGCTCCCGTCTTTGTTAGTTCTCGATTTATTGATTATAAGTATTTGATTTATAGGTTTTTCGGAATTCCGAATTTGATCGTCGTCATTTATAAGAGCTTTTATAAACTCTTTTGTCTTACTGTTTTCGAGATAGTGGTTAACATTTTTCTTATGGTTGTTGCCTTCGTTCCACTGTTTCAACAATTCGGATGCACAGAAAAATCCGTCTTTGGTACGTTGGGTCACATCTATGTTACCCATTCGCCTTTTCATCAGTTGGTTCGTTTTCATAGCGTATTTTTATTTATTGATTTTTGATTGGATAAATTGCAAATACGAAATCCGTGTAGATTTTCGTTTTCTATGCACCAGCATAACATCTCGTAGGCGGCATCGATAATATCTTCATGTTCGGCAGTGACATAAATGTCTTTATAACAAACCTGTACAAGTAAATCGAATGTGCATTTTATCATTAAAGGGCTTGCATACTCATCAATCATTTGTCTGGGCAACAAATCCAAAATATCCTGCAAAGTGAATGTGGGTGCGGTTTCTGCCTCCATATTGTCAAATTTGTTTGGGACAATACCAAAAGCTAAACTCCAACAATTTTCCACCTCTTTCCCGTCAATTTTGGTAACTTTAACCCAACATGCACTTGCACAGTTTGTATTTAATCCAAGTTCTTGCAAGTGCTTCATCTGCTCTATTGATAAGACTTGTGTACTCATAATACTGATTTACATTCCACAATAAGGTGAATTTATGATGTTTTCGTTGTGGCAATATGTGCACATAGATGTCATTGGCGAATAAACCCTACCGCACTTAGGACATATCCAGCCCTGCATACCGATAAATGTCTGCGCTTTTTCGCGTCTCGTCATCTCAATAGCTTTTAAGGCATTATCTTCTGAAACTCTACGGTATATATGCCCGCCTGCGCAATCTTCTACGCTTACCGATTTTATAAATTCTTCTGCTGTCATATCATTTGTTTATTTTAGATTCAACGACTTTGTATTTAATGGGCAATCCGGAGCAGGTGATGGCGAGCAGGGCAGAGTCCCTTTCTTCTTGGTTGCTGCGGGGTCTGTTAAACTCTATCCCGCTCATCTGGCACAACCGCTTCAATTCTTCATGGGTGATCTTGCCGTCTTTCCCTTGCCAGCACTTGCGCAATGGGGATTGCTCCATGACTTGTATTCCGTAATGACTCAGCATTTCGACTATCTTGCGACCGGTCTCTTGGTTGCGACCTACATGCTCGCCTTTCTTGGCTGCGCTCGCCCGTGTGTCCTTCGGTGACAAATGCCAGTTGGATTTGTTTTTCCAACCTGCCTCGACATATACCGCCACTCGTTCATCGTTTTTCTTGCAGTGCTCATGAAGTTTTTTTATGCCCTCTACCAACAAGGGGAATGGGCAAACACTCATCTCCATTTTCATTTTCCTTGTGTCCAATACGGAGTAGCCGCTGCGCTCAACGTCGGGGTCTATCCCTATCAATACATCGTATTTGTGTTCTCTGTTGTATGTGGCCTGTTCTTCCATTATATTGTATCTTTCTCTTTTTGTTCGGCAGGCGGGACTCGAACCCGCAACTGTATATTCGCTCCTTATACTCGACTTATACCGCTCTCCCGTTTGAACCACTGCCGATACCACCTAAAACACTTATGGCTAATTTCTCCCCGCAGTTCCTTTCTCCGTATGGTGATCGACCACGTACCCGGATCGGCTTGCGGGGAATGTCTCACATTATTCTCCTATATCAGGTCTATGATTTTGGTTTTCACAATTCCGTCCAACCTCATGTCTTTAAGGCCTTGTCTCATGTGTTCTTGCATGAGGCGGTTGGCTTCGGTGATGTCTTTGGCGCAAACGAGGTTGTAGTACTTCGTTTCCTTTTCATTGCCGTTGTCATCGATGAATATGTCTATCAACGTGGCTTTGTAGAAGGGCTTGCCTTCTTCCTTTTCGTTGACTATCTCGATGACTTTCGAGCGGGTGATAGAGAATACATCGCAATCTCCGTTGTACTGCTCTAATCCTTTTGCCTCGGCCTCGGCGAACAGTTCTACATCGGTGATGAAGTGTTCGACGACTTCTTTCTTCTCTCCTTTGCCGTTCTCTTTATCGACTTTCAGTTTAATTTCGTAAAACATAATGATTCGTATTTAATCTATATTAATTTTAGCATAATGATTCCGATACTATCGCTGTCGTCGCTTTTAACGAGCAAAGATTTATTGCCTTCCGAAAGCTGCATATATGCGTCATCAAAATTGAATAGAGCTTTTCCAATCTTGGAGAGGAACGAAGGATCTATCCGTAACTTTGTGATTCCTTCTGTGCTCTCTTTTAGATGTTCTGAAATTACATTCTCCATTTCAGGGTATTTATAGACTTCGGAGAATGGGTATATAACTTTTTGATTGTCACACAATATACATTCAAACCCCATGTCCGTAACTTGTACCATATCGTAAGAGAGGATAGACTTGTAGGCTTTTGAGCCTATAAACTTACCATCGAGCTTTTCTATTTCTTCATCGGTGAATGTGGAACATTCGGATAACTTGTTTTTTACCAAGATATGTGTATCGCATGCATAAGCGTAACCATCTTTAAAATGGATATATGAAAATACAGGTCTGAAATAGTCGTTTCTACTGCATGCCAAGTCCATTCTTAGGTCTTTGTTGAAATTATGTCTAGTCTTCATCGCTTTTATTCTTATCGGTTAAAAACTTCTTTGAACTTCTCGTCGAGGGCATTCAATATTCTCATTCGCTCAGCCGCTCTACCTTGATTATCAGTAGTGTAAATTCTCATTAACAATTGCTCTCGTGAGCCACAAAAACAGCCACATGTATAAAATGGAGCAACATTGGGATAGTTGTGTTTATACCAGATATGAGTAGTACCTTGTACTGACACATAGGTATCTTTTACCGTAAATTGAAGTTCTTCCGCTTCGTAATCGGGCATGTTGGGGTTCCCTGCCACATAACGGCGGACAATACAGTCGCTGTCCTTTGCCAGTTCTGTGAGTACATCGGCGGGAATGTTGGGGTTCCCTGCCGCATTCTTGCGGACAACAGAGTGGCTGTCCTT